CGGCCTACGATGCTGCGACCAAGGACCAGCCCGGGGACCTGCGGGTAAAGCTTCTCAGGGCCGAGACCGCCAGCCAGAAGGACTGCCTGCGCCGCTACGCGGCCGCACTTGCGGTCTGCCGCACCCTGCCGTAGGATTCAGGCTTCGTTCAGCTCAAGTCTTGCGCGCTTCCCCAGCCCCCGTGGGTCTTGCTCCCTCGGGGGCTTTCATTTTCAGGTCCTGCTTCGCGGTGATCGCTTCGGCGAAGAGCACCAGGGTGGCGCGCGCCGCGCGCATGCGCTCGAGCTGCAGGTCTGCGGCCTTCTGCGACATCTTTCCGGCGGCCACCCAGCGCGGGTAGACCTTCAGCCGCATCCCGATCTCGCGCTCGATCTCGGAAATTTGGTCCTCGATCTGCACCGACATTATGTTCTCCCCCCATGTTTCGATCAGGAATGGCATTTCACTCTCTCCCCGTAGTGTTGAATCATGGCGAATAGATCAGCGCAGCTGTACTTCACTGGCCTGCGGCTTTGCGCCTCGAGGTCGGCGATGATGGCGTCACCGTACCGGCGCTCGAGATACCTCCTGTATGCGTCCGGGTTGCCGCGGAGTAGGTTGTTGCACCGCGCGCACTGCGGATGGACGTTGCGATCCTCCCACCTGGTAGCGAGATGTACCCGACTGATGAAGTGACCAGCGTGCAGCCACTTCCAATGCGAAGCCGCTCCGCAGGTCACGCACCGCGCTATTCCGCTCGGGCCGGCGCGCTGCGTCCTGACGAACTTGGAGAACACTTGGTCAAGCTTCGTTTTCAGCTGCGCGTAGGACTTAGCCATCATGGGGTCTGCAACGCGCGTTCAACCGACCATCCGAGATGATTTATGCGATGCCACAAAGATCCGACGAGCATCTTTTTCTCTCTCGCCCATCGGCTCAACGTTTGAGTGCGTCCGTCGAGCGTCAACAATCTGGCTCGGCGATTATTAGAAGCCTGTTCCTCGCGCGATGCCCAACGACAGTTTCCTTTCCTGTAGTCGCCGTTGTTGTTCTTCCGATCCAGCGTCAGGCCGGCAGGGCAATCTCCCATGTCGGCATAGAAATTAGCAAACTTCAACCAGCGTCGACAGACCTTGATGCCGCGTCCGCCGTAATATTTGTATGCCCAGTTTTTGGGATCATTACATCTGTGAAGCATCGCGTTCCACACCCTGTAAAGTGGCGTTTTGCTCATGCCGTGGATCTTGCTGCGCTGGCCTTGGCGGCGTGCCGTTTCACGATGTAGGCAACCACAACTCCTGGTCGCGCCGCTGATAAGCGCATCTCGCCTCACGACGCGACTGGCACCGCACTTGCATCGGCAGGTCCAGTAGGAGCCCCTCCCGGCGACGGTATGGTGAATCTTGAGCGCGATTAAGCGGCCAAAAATGCGGCCAGCAAGCGGCTTAGTTTTCATGCTCTAATATTACACCAAACTCTGTTATGGCATGTGTTTCAACCTGATCCATGAAAGAGTTCAGCTCCTGCTTGTTCATCTTGCTGGTCTGCGGGTAGACGATGATCTTGCGACCGTGGAACTCAGTTTCTTTCCCGGCGAGGAACATCGCCTTGTAACCGAGTTTCACGCTGTCAATGTCGCTCCCGGTCTCAAGCGCGACCTTCTGGAAGATCAAATGCAATCGGGCATTTTGCTGAAGGGTGCGGCGCGCGATGTACTTCCCGATGCGAATATCCCAGACCTCGCCGTCTTCGACCGGAAGCTTGCCGATGACCTTCAGCGCGTACTCGCGCTTTAGCGGCCGGTCGACGATGATGGTGGTCGGTTCCATCAGGTCTTGAACTTCCGCAGCCGCTCGACCAAGGCGTGGACCTCGGCGAGAAAGCCGAGCACCTCGGTTTCCATCTGGGCGATCTTTGCATCGTCGCGCTGGAAACGGACCCTGAAGAGTTGCAGCTCGTCCGAGAGCCGAGGATCGTAGGAGATGAAGTCGCACCACTTGCGCCCCGAGCAGGCCATCTGCCAGAGCATCTGCGGCTGGTACTTCGCCGGCACCTCGTCGTCGAGCAGGTACTGGAGATGCGTGGCCGTCTTCGGGCACTTGATCTCGCAAAGACCGTCGGCCCCGACCAACCCGTCAGGGGACGCGCCAGCGTCGGGGATCTTGTCATGCACGACGAAACCGACCTTGTCGACGAGGACGTTGGCCGAGGCTTCGTATGCTCCTCGGGCGTACTGCTCCTGGTCGAGGCCCCATTGCATCTCGGCGTTGATGTAGCCGTCGTCCTGCGGAATGCCGGTGAGGATCTCGGCGACCAGCTGCGTCCTGTAGTCCCTGCGCGCCGCGGCCTCGCCGGTCTTGATCTTGGCGAGGACGTGCGGCACGCACGAAGCGGTTACCTTGCCTGCGCGAGCGGCTTTCCATTCAGTAGAGCCCTGGGGAAAGTCGATGATCTTCATGCGCGTTTCCTCACATTTGACCTGTTTCTATTGCGGGTGAAATCGTCTGCCCATCGACAATTACTGGGTCTGTAGTTGCCGTCGTTGTTAATTCTGTCGATGCCAAGTCCCGGTGGACGAATGCCCATATCTGATAGGAAATTTGCGAACTTCAGCCATCTTTTGCAGACCGTAATTCCGCGCCCACCGTAACGATCAAAATCCTTGTTATTCGCATTCAAACAACGCTGGAGCATGGACGCCCAGATATTGTAGGTGCTGGTCTTATGCAGCCCGTGGATCCTGTTGGCTCCTCTTTTGCGAGTTTCACTAAAAAGGCACCCGCAGGATTTTGTATGGCCAGTGCTAAGATCACACCCCATGACGGTATGTTTTTTGCCGCAGTCGCAAAGACACTCCCAACGGCTACGGCCACGGAAACCGGACAGCCTCCTAACGACACGCAACCTGCCGAATCTACGCCCCTCAATAGCCAGAGCGTGGCTCAGGGTTTTGTCCCGAGGATTTGTTTCTTTGCGTCTTTGGCTTCCATAAATTTCCGCTGGCTTGGTTTATCGCGTACCTTCTGGGCTGCAGTATACGCCTTGCCGAACGCCTCGCGCAGGCTCGTTTCGTCGGAAGCCGCGTCGATCGCGGCCAGGTGGTCGACGACGACCTTCTCCTCCAACCCAAGATCGCCGTCGCCACCGTTGCCGTCCTTGTCATCTCCCTCCTCCGCAATCCCGCACACCGCCTTCAGGGTGTAGCGCTCGAGGTAGGTGATCGTGCTCGCGCGCGCCTGGATGGCGTTCTTCGCGCCGCCGGCGTCCGGGGGGCCGTCGATCGTCACCGACTCGGAATGCCCGAGGACATGCTTCAGCGTACAGGTGACGGCGATCAAATCCTTCTCGCTCTTCACATGCCACGAGTGACTGAGGCCATGCTTGGAAAGTAGCGGGGTCACCGCGTTCACCACGGAGAAGAGCTCGGCGTACCGTTTGCCCTTCAGCGGCCCGTCGGTGACGTCGCGGTTCTTCACCACGACGATCGCCTCGGCCTTGAAGTTGGAGAAAGCGACGTTGTAGGCCTTGCGCGCTTCGGTCGCTTCCCATTGGTCGCGCACCGCCAGAAGCTTCTCCAACTTGGCGACGTCGAAGGTCGGATCCATCGCCGCCCGGTCGATGATCTTCATCAGCGAACTGGCGTCGCTTCCGACGGCCGGCACGGACTTTCGCGCCGACTCTGGCGCGACGATCAGCGACTGTTCTTTCTGGACTGCACTCATGAATCCTCCCGTTGAAGTTCCTCGTAATCGCGCCGCAACTCTGCGGCTTCGTCCAGGACAAGATCAGGGTACTTGTCGAGGTAGTTATTGATCAGGCTTTCCATGTACTTCTCGGCCTGATCGTCCCTGCGGTAGTCGGGGTGGTCGCTGCCGAGAATGATGGACCACAGGGTCTCGAGCGCCGCACGGTAGTTCTGGTCAAGGTCGCTCTCGATCAAGCCATGCAGGTCGCAATGGCCAGCCTTCTTCCCCTGCTTCAATTTCTCGGTCAGCGCCTCGCGCGCTTGCTCTGCGAATGTGCTCATGATTGTCCTTTGCGCGCAACCAGCGAACGGAGCACCGATTTGGCGCGCTTGGTGATGCTGCGATGATCGCGGTTAAGGTAGAAACTCGCCGCTCGCCGCGCCGGATATGGATCGCCGTTGCGTAGCACTGGCAGCAGGTCGCGCAACGACTGGAGTTTGACGATCTTGATCACGGTATCGACTTCGACCGCGTTCCAGAGAGTGCGGCCCTTGCCGAACACGATGAAGGGACGGTAGTTGCGGTCACGAAGAACCTGAGGGGTGAAGGTAGTCATCGCTTCTCCTTGCGCTGACTTGCCGTTCTTGGTGATGGTGGCATTCAGGCCTTGACCTTCGCGGCCGTTGAACGTCTTGATCTTGGTGACTGCGAACACATCGGTGGCCATCGGTATCTCCAGGTTCTACGCCCGAGGGATTCGGGCGCCACGCAAGCATTGGAGCATAGTTTCATTGACAACGCAAGTATCACCAAAGCATAATCCGGGCATGAGAGACAAACGCGGGACCAAGGCCCAGATTCGGGCATGGGCAAAGCAGGGAGGGCAAAAGAGGGCCAAGACCCTCTCCCCGGAGCGCCGGCGCGAGATCGCCAAGCGGGCAGCTGAAACTCGCTGGGCGCGGGCTTGAGCGTCAAGGTGATGGGTCTCGTGTGGGACTACTACCCTGAGGGCGGCGGAGAACTCACCGTGGCGCTCAAGCTTGCTGATCACGCCTCGCACGACGGCTCGAGGATCTGGCCTGCCATCAGCACCATCGCCGATCAAACGAACCAATCCGAGCGCACCGTGCAGCGGCAGATCCAGGCGATGCTGAAGCGGGGCTGGCTCATCGAGGTCAAGAAAGGCGGTGGCGGTCCCGGTAAAACCACCATCTACCGTATCCCTGCCGGTGAGATCCAACGACAGGCAGTGGGTATGGGCGACAAAATGTCACCCATCCAGTTAAGGGTGACACCCGAGGTCGGAAAGGGTGACATCCACGACAAAAAGGGTGACATAGCTATGTCACCTGAACCGTCAGTAGAAGCAATCAACAGAGAACCGGCGGGCAGGGCTGCGCCCTCCCCGGTCAGCCTCGCCTTCGCTTCTTATTCTGCAGGCATCAAGGCCAAGTACGGAGCCGACTACCCGCCGAGCGCGAAGGCGAACGGCCAGCTTGCCAACGTCGTCTCTCGAGTCGGTGCCGAGTCGGTGGTGCCGGTGATCGAGTACTACCTCGGGAGCGCGAACACCTTCTACGCCAAGGTCAAGCACTCGCTCGATTACCTAGTCCGCGACTGCGAGCGGATTTATCTCGACCTGCAGCAGGCGAGTGGTGGGTCCGCGAAACCAGCAACCCACGCCGACGTCTACCTCGTGAAAGACGACAGCGCGAAGCCGCGCAGGCTGCAGGACTATCCGGTCGGGGATCCGAAGTTGATCGCCTCGCAGGCGGTCAAGGATTACGGCGGGATGATCCAGAAGACCTCGCCGCGGTACGTCGACGTGATCCTCGCCGGCGCGCGCAGTAGGTTTTCGATCGAGGAACTTCGATGATCTCCGTTCGCGCTCGCCGCAGCGATCCGGAAACCTCGCACCAGGCCGCGTTCGAATTCGAGAACAAGCAGGCGAAGGCACAGCGCAGCGTCGCCACGGTGGTCGAGCTCCTGCGTCGGCTTGGGCACCTGTCGGACTTCGACCTGCGTGATGCGTGGGAGTTGGCCTGGAAGGGGAAGTGGAGTTTCACGCTGCCGAGCAAGGCGCGGCACTGGGCGCGGCAGGCCGGGCTGGTACGTCACGACGGATTCACCACGCACGAGGGCAGGAAGGTTCGCCTGTGGACCCTCGGACGGGATGAGGATTTCCTGACGCCGCCGGAAGTATGCCCGTGCTGCGGTCAGAGAAAAAGGGGAAGCCAGTGAGAGAAGGCCGTTCGTTCTTCTACTGCCTTGGCAAAGACGGTTTCTGTGCCGCGGAAATCTGCTCGGATAGTTTGCAGAGGTCTGCCTTCCATGCACGTTACAACAAACTCGGGAAGATTTACTGGAGGTGGTTGTGAGCACCGTGCTCGGCCCGTGGGTGAGGGGCATCTTGATCACCGGCGGTACCGGGTATCTTGGCCGGGCTCTCGCCAACGCCTGTCTCTACCAGACGCAGGCCGAGCGGATTTGTATCTTCAGCCGCAACGAGTACGCCCAAGCGACGATGCGCCAGTCGATCCAAGACGCCGACAAGCGGTTGCGTTGGTTCATCGGCGACGTCAGGGACAAGGACCGGCTGCGTCGGGCGTGCGAGGGGATTGACCTCATCATCCACGCAGCCGCTCTAAAGCGCGTCGAGGTCGGCGAATACAACCCGCGCGAGATGGTGCTGACGAACGTGAACGGCGCCCTGAACGTGATCGACGCAGCGATCGACAACAGGGTCCCAAGAGTAATCGCCGTGTCGACAGACAAGGCTTGTGCCCCATTGAACGCCTACGGCGCGACCAAGTTGACGATGGAGAAGTTGATGCTGGCGGCGAACAACACCACCGGCGAGAGCGGCCCAATATGCTCAGTGGTGCGCTACGGGAATGTCTCCGGCTCGACCGGCAGTGTGATCCCTACTTGGCGCGAGATGATCAAGAACGGCGCGAAGTCGGTCCCGGTGACGGACCCTCGCTGCAGTCGCTACTGGATGCGCGTCGACGAGGCGGTGGAGTTGATCCTCTGGACGGCGCAGGAGATGGAGGGTGGTGAGCTCGTGGTGCCGCTCCTACCCGCGTATCGGATCGGAGATCTCGCCGATGCCATGGGCGTTGCGGTAGAGGTTATCGGCATCGGCGCCGGCGAGAAATTGGACGAGCAGATGGTGTCGCTCCTCGAGTCTCCTGCTTTCCGCTGGGCCGACCCGCACCCCTACATCGTCGCCGGTGGATTCGCCCGGAATATCGAGCCGAACGTGGGCGGCATCAAGACGCACATCCTGTCGGTCGAGGAACTGCGCACGCTCCTCGAGGCCCTGCCGTGACCTACTACGGCTGGCAGGCGATCGTCGTGAGCCTGGTGCTCCTCGCCATGGGCGCAGGATATGTGGCAGTCGCTCTGATCGGTTTCAACCGCTGGCGGGGGAAGCAAGGTTTCCCGCCGCTGGAGTTTTGACGTGAACGAAACGCTTCCGAAAGAACTCCCGAACACGGCATACTACATGCAACTTGCGATGGAACTTCTCGCCGTAAACGAGTACGAGGCCGTGAAGGTGAGCAAACTCGGATGGCATCGCCTTGATCTCTGGCGTTGGAGGATTGTGTACGTCGCAGGGCTAAAACCGACGGTGACGCGGTGAACCCCTACCAGGTTGTGAAGGACTTCGAACAGGCGCTGTGCGAGTACACAGGAGCACCGCACGCGGTCACCACCATGAGTTGCACAGCGGCGTTGCTGCTCGCGGTGGCTTGGCACCTGCGAAACCAAGTGAAGATCGAGGACGGTCGGGAATGGGTCGAGTACCGCCGCACGCCGATCGAAATCCCCAAGCGCACCTACATCAGCGTGCCGATGAGCATCATCCACGCCGGCGGGCGACCGACCTTCCGCGACGAGGTCTGGCGCGGGGCCTACCAGCTGAAGCCGCTCCCGGTCTGGGACTGCGCTAGGCGCTTCACGAGCGGCATGTTCCCGCAGATGCAGTGGGATGACGCCACGACCAGAGGCCCGGCCGCCGACACGCTGCGCCGGCAGATGCTCTGCATATCCTTCCACTGGTCGAAGATCCTCGGCATTCAGCAGGGCGGCGCGATCCTGCTCGATGACCCGGAGGCCGCAGCGTGGCTGCGCCGGGCGCGCTTTGACGGGCGCACCGAGGGCGTGGCACCCAAAGACGACACCTTCGACTTCGTGGGCTGGCATTTTTATATGTCGCCAGAGATTGCGGCGGAGGGGCTGCAGCGGATTGGCTTTATTCCTAAGCACAACGCAGACCTTCCAAATGACGACTATCCAGATCTCTCTAAATATGAAATCTTTCGCTGATCGATTTTGGGCGAAGGTACGAAAGGGACGAGGCTGCTGGCTTTGGCGAGCGGCGCGTCTAAACTCTCCGAGGGGCGGGCAGAGTTACGGATGCTTCCACATTGGAAGCCGTCGCACTGTTCGACGGATGGTTCCGGCGCACCGCGTATCGTGGCAACTCAAATACGGTTCAATTCCTTCGGGAAAGAAAGTGCTGCACCATTGCGACAATCCAATCTGTGTTAGGCCGAGTCACCTTTTCCTTGGTACGCAGAAGCAAAACATCGCTGACATGATTCACAAAGGTCGCGGCTGGTGGCAGAAAGTTGGACAATGAACCGCGCAGCGCGAAGGGCTGCCGCGCGGCAAACGAGGAGGAGGAAGATGGCGCAGGAACTCACATCCGGGCCGATCCAAATCGGCCACGGCCACACCGACGAGCACGTCTTCGTGCAGTTCACACGTCCGACGAACGACCTCGTCCTTTCGATTGCCCAAGCCGAGGCCTTCATCAAAGCGATGCAGGAGTCGATCCAGCGGCTGAAGGTCCACATGGAGAAAAAGGCGGGGCACTAATGGCTGACGAGCGCGCACAGGACCTGTATGACCCGAGAGCTCTTCAAGGTGACGGGAAGACCGAGATGGTGATCTTCGCCCATCAAGGGAAGATCATCCAGCGCTTCCAACGGCCGATGCTCTTCGTCGCCTACGAGCCGACCAACATGGGCGAGATCGTGAATCGGATCCTCGGAGCGGTGAAGGACTCCGGCGCCGAGGTCGTGATCAACATGCCGAAGAGGAAGATCACGAAGGCGCAGCGCGACGCCCTGATCACCAGGGCGCTGCATGTCTACCGGAGCATGGGCGAGAAGAATCGACACCCGGCCGACATTGCCAAGCACGTCGTCGACTCCGTGATCTCGGCGATCGAATGAGCCGCCGCGCGAACTGGGGAAAGACGCAGCAGGTCAGCCGCCTCAAGCGGCGGACCCTGCACGATGGTGGAGATCACGGCTGGCAACCGTCTCTCGCTTCGCAACGACGCGCCGAGAGGCTGCGCACAGCACCTGACGGAACTCCATTGAGGAGGGAGACAAAGTGGGCCGCAAGCAGCTGAGGGTGGCGATTCTGGGGAACGGGGCCGGCGCGAGCTCGTGGCTGATGTACGACGATACCTGGACCTTCTGGGGAATGAACTCCTGCCACCGACGCATCGAGCCGCCGCAGTGGGGTTTGATGGCGAACCTGCATCGATTCTCGCACCTTGAGCGCGACTGCGCCGAGTACGTCGACTGGGACAGCAACTTCTCCAGGCGCAACCCGAAGACGCCGATGCTGGTGGTCGACAGTTGGGGCCGTCTGCTGAAGAACCATGCCATCTACCCGCGCAAGGAAATCGCCAAGATGCCGCGCGGCGAGTACCACGCCTCGAGTTTCGACATGCTGGTCGCTTACGCGATCCTTCTGAAGGCGAAGTACATCGACATTCACGGGGCCGGATTCGCGCTCGACAGTCCCAACGAGGAGCCGATCAGCGCACGCGCGTGCCTCGAGTACTGGTGCGGCTACGCGCAGGGCTTGGGGATAAAGGTCAACGCCTACAGGAGCAAGGGCCTCTTCCGCCAATTCCACCTTGTGATGACCGATACCTACTACGGCTTCGACGACGTGCGAATGGTCGATGAACCAATGAAATTATCAGAAACAATTCGCGGTTCGCTGCCACGATGAACGTCTGCATCATCCCGGCGCGTGGGCAAAGCCGCAGAATTCCTCGGAAGAACATCCGCGACTTCATGGGCAAGCCGGTCATCGCTTACAGCATCGAGGCGGCGAAGGCGAGCGGTTTGTTCGACGATGTGTGGGTGAGTACGAACGATGAAGAGATCGCGCACGCGGTTCGTCCATACGGAGCGATGGTGATGTGGCGCAGCGAGAGGCTCTCGCAGGACGAGATAGGGACGCAGGCAGTGATGAAGGATGCGCTGCTGACGCTGGTCGACGCGAAACAGAAGCATGATCATGCCTGCTGCATCTACCCGTGTGCGCCGATGCTCCTGCCTATCGATCTCACGACCGCGTATGGGGTCTTAATGCGTGCGAAGAGTCGCTACGTGATGATCGAGGGACTGATCTATTTCGGTCGCAGCGCCGACTTCATCGCAGGGGCACCCCTTGAAGGGAACTCGGCCGTGATGGCCGGCAGCCAGCGCTACATCGACATCAACGTCGAGGACGATTGGAAACGGGCGGAAGAACTTTACAAGGAGATGGCGACGTGAATACCAAGCAGGAGGAGATGTGGCGTGGACACTTCGGCGACGAGTATGCGCTTCGCTCGCCTGGGAACGAACTGTCGAACCGAGGGTTCTTCACCAGCGTCCTTCGCCAGAACGAAAACAAGCGCCTCGAGCTTGGCTCGATCGTCGAGCTCGGTGCCGGGGTGGGGAGCAACCTTCGGGCGCTGCACTGGATGTACCCTGGCGCAGAACTCGCCGCGGTCGAGCTGAACGACTCAGCGGCCGGGAAGCTTCCGGCCTACGTCGATCTGCATCTCGGCTCGATCCTCGACTGGGAGCCGACCAAGAAATACGAACTCGCCTTCACTAAGGGCGTGCTGATCCATATCAATCCCGATCACTTGGGCATGGCCTACGAGACCCTGCACCGCGCCTCAAGCCGCTGGATCCTGATCGCCGAGTACTACAACCCCACTCCGGTCGAGGTCCAATACCGAGGGCATGAGGGGCTCCTCTTCAAGCGCGATTTCGCCGGCGAGATGCTCGATCGGCACAAGGACCTGAAGATGAAGGGCTACGGCTTCGTCTGGAAGCGCGACCCGGACTTTCCCCAGGACGACATTACCTGGTTCCTGCTGGAGAAGCAGGCATGAACCGCCGTGGCTTCCTCGCCGGCGTACTGGCACTGCCGGCCGCGCCGCTGCTCGCCGCACTGCCTAAGCCGGCGCTCTATGGACAATCGGCGATCGCGGAAGCGATGCGCGACTTGCTGCTCCTACAGGCTGAGAGAATCGTCAACCCGCCAGTGATCATGATGCCTACGCCAGACGGAATGCAGTTTTATTCGCTGCAATTCATCGAGGAACGCGATGGGCGGCACGCGGTTATCTCAAGATTGAGTGGTGGCCTGTGATCCGCTGCAAATTGTGCGTTATCCCAGACACGCGCCCCGACACCGCCTTCGTCGACGGGGTGTGCGCAGCCTGCATCGCCTACGCGAAGCGGCCGCAGATCGACTGGGAAGCGCGCCGCGGTGAACTCGTGGCGCTGGTCGAAAGGATGAAGGACTACGCCAAGAGCCACAACAACCCGTTCGACTGCATCGTCCCGAGCTCTGGCGGGAAGGACAGCACCTATCAGGTACTGACGTTGCTGGAGCTCGGCGCGCGGCCACTCGCGGTCACTGCATCGACCTGCCACCTCACTCCGATCGGGCGCGAGAACATCGAGAACCTGAAACGCTACGTGACGACGATGGAAGTGAGCCCTCCGCGCATGGCGCGCGCAACGCTGAATCGGATCGGCCTCACCCACGTCGGCGACATCAGTTGGCCAGAGCACGTCAGCATCTTCACCACGCCGTTCAAGATCGCAATCGCTCTCAGGATCCCGTTCATCTTCTACGGCGAGAACCCGCAGAATCAATACGGCGGTCCTCTCGAGGAGCAGGAAGCGCGCATTATGACCAAGCGCTGGGTCTCGGAATTCGGCGGCTTCCTTGGACTCCGCGCGCCTGATCTCGTTGGTGTCGAAGGACTGACCGAGAACAACATGGCCGATTACATTCAGCCCGACTGGGCCGAGGGAGTGAAGCTTGGTCTCGAGGCGCATTTCCTTGGGCAGTACATTCCGTGGGATTCCCAACACAACGCCGTGACCGCGGCGAACGCCGGGATGAAGTGCCAACTGCCGACCGCTGCAAACCTCTGGGCCTGCGAGAACTTGGACAACGCCCAGACCGGGATCCACGATCATTTCATGTACCGCAAGTATGGCTTCGGCCGTGGCGCCGCTCAGGCGAGCGTCGATGTCCGAGTAGGTCGATTGACGCGCTCCCAGGCGCTCGACTTCGTCGATAGCTGCGACGGAATGTTCCCTGAGCGCTACGCCGGCGTACACTTTCATGATGTGCTGAAGGGGATTGGCATGAAGGAGGAGGCCTTCTGGGACACTGTCGATCAGTTCACGAACTGGAAACTTTTCAAACCGTTCAATGGTGACGGTTATCGTCCGGAACTAAAGGCATGAACGAACAAGCGCGCATTCGAGTCGTCGATCTGGAGCACGGACAACTCTTCGGAAGTCTCACCGTCCTAAAGAAACTGCACCGCTATAACGGCGCAGTTCGCTACCGCGTCGGCTGCTCGTGCGGCAACAGCACGAACGTCGTGACCGTCAGTTCGCTGACGAGCGGCAGCAGAACTTCATGCACTCGATGCACGCGCGCCAAGGCTAAGTGGATAGACAACGCTATCGCCAACACTCACGTTTCATAGGGGAAAAGGATGAAGAAAACGAGAAAGCAACTAGAGCAGGCCGTAGTCGCGGCAGCAATGGCTCGCTATGTCGAGTGGGTCTACGAAGGCGGTCGCCCCGAGTCTGAGCAGAGGACGCGGAAGCTGCGCAACCTTGCCCACGCTTGCGAGGCGCTGCACGTCGCGGGCACCGCGCACGTAAAACCGTTCTAGGTACTCGGCGAAAGGAGAAACATGGACAAAGAACTGAAAGCGAAGTGGGTCGCGGCTCTTAGGAGCGGCGCGTACCAGCAAACCACGGAAACTCTCAAAGACCGTAGCGGCTTCTGCTGCCTCGGAGTGCTGCTCGACCTTTCCAAGATCGGGCAATGGGAGGAAGCGAGCTACGTTTACGACAACGACGGCGATATGCGCAGCAGCGAGGGCGATCTTTGCTCTCTGCGCCACGCCCTCGCCATCCCGACGGAAGTAGAAGTCAAGCTGGTGGAAATGAACGACGGCTGCACGAAGAAAAACTTTCCCCGGCACTCGTTCGCCCAGATCGCCGACTACATTGAATCGACGCTGTAGGTAATCGCCACGCATGAGAAAGCTGACTCTCTACCGCGACGACTCTACCGTGCAGGTAGTCTACGAGCGTGTCAAGGCGACGTTCTGGACAGCCGGGAACACGGTGTTCGTGATCTCGCAGTACATCGGCAAGGGGCCGGATCACCGCTACATCCACTGGCCGCGAGAGCGATTCTGCTGGTTCAAGGACGAACAATGAGTCGCGCGACTAGGCATCACCCAACGCTGAAGCCCGGGAATTTTGGGTCCGGTGTCGCTGCGGCTCACCAGATGGCCGAGTACGACGCGATGATGCAGGAGGACTACCTGTACGAAGAATACCGGGAGCAATGCCTCGTCGATGAGAAGCACCCCATGAGCATCGAGGAATGGCGGCTCTCTTGAACTACCCCACCTTCGCTCGCCACGCCCCATGGCTACCAGCCAAGAAGCGTCAGCCCCCGCCCTGGTTGCGGTGGCCGAAGGATTTTTCGTGAGTCTGACTGACCGGGTTGAAAAATCGAAAGGAGAAACGATGGAAGCTCTCGATCTCAAGACGTATCCATGGCCCAAGGTGACGGGCCTAGACGTGGCCTTTCCTACCGCGAACACCGATCCGAAGCTGCTCGCGGAAGCGGATCGCAGGGGCTACAGCATGTACAGCGGTGGCAACGACAAGCCCGGCAACAAGATGTTCAGCACCCTTTGGGGTCAAGGGGGAAAGATCATCTTCCGCGACGACGTGCCAGAGGACTACCGGAAAAACGTCTACGCCTATTTGCGCTCGCTCATGGGTTCGTGGGCGCCCAAGCATGAGCACAAGTACGCGGTCTGCGCGATGTTGCTGGACGAGATCGCAACCGGCGTCGAGGAAGTCAAGAAGGACGCGAAGGCCGCATGAGCAACCGTTGCACGGAGGGGGTATCCGATGACAAAAGATAGAGAACCGTCTGCCACAGGGGGTCGATTGACTAATAGCGAACGGGCTGCGCGAGGCGAGCCAGTGGCCTACGTCGTCCGCTCCTTCTCGGACGGATCAATCGGCTCAGAGATTGCCCCCGTCAACTACCTGTTGCACGACCACGACCTGGAGAAGCTGAAGAACGATCCTTGGGTGGTCAATGGGAAAGCGGAGATCGTTCCGCTCTATTTATCGCCAGTTTCGGAGACATTACCGAACCAACCACCGGAAGCTGCGCTTATCGCCATCGAGAAAGAAATGGCGTGGGAATACGATCCAGTTCACGAGGACGCAAAAATGATCTACAGCGCCATTTTGAAGGCGCTCCAATCTGCCACTCGGCCAACTGAACACACCAAGAGCGCGGAGCGGGTAGCGCAGTCCGCCGCCATCAAGGAGGACGGGCACACCGTGCGCTCGTCATCCGCTGAACGTGCCGACGATAAGCACGACGAAACGATGGGCGACGCAGCTCACGCTTTCGTGGAGGACATGGTGAAGCGCGAGAAGTACGACTATCCGGCGGAGAACGCATGCGGCTGGGGCTACCTCTGGCACGGTTGGGCGCTGCGCGATGCCTTCTACGCTGGCGTGCGTTGGGCTGAGGCGCGGCCATCCGCAACACTCACGCCATTGGAGAAGCTGGCGCTCGACATGCTCGCCGCCTTCCGCGAGATCGGGATCGGCGACATTGACGGCGGATGGTTTCAGGACACAGCAGAGAAACTAGGCGTGCTGGTGCCTACGGAAGCGAGGGAGCCATGCGGCGAGGCTTGCGGGTGCGCTGAGTTGGGCGACTTCCCGCAAATCTGCTACCGCGACAGCGACGAGGTACATCAGAAGCGGTTGTTATACGTAGGGGGTAAGTTGTGAAGCGGCTCTCGCTCCGACCGGACCCGTGGAATCGCTGGATCTACCAGAACGACCACCCGCGATACAACAGCGACGAGGCCAAGGATTTGCGCGAGCGGCACGGACGAGCGTTGCAGAGCGCTCCGCAGTGGATGCGGGACGAGGCGCTTGGCAACGACTATCTCGCCGACATGCAACGCCACGACATACATTCACCAGTGAGGAAGCCATGACCTACGACTGGCAAATTCAGCCCGGAGACTTCGTGAAGGTGTTCCCCTGCGACAACAGCGACATCTTCTATCGCGGCGTGGTCAAGCACATGCCGCAGCAGACCGGCGAAGCTTGGATCATCGACAGCGACGGAGTGATCTCCTACCAGCAGACCTATAACCGCATCGTGCTGGTGAAGCGCGACGGTGGAGATTCGTCACGATGAGCGACTGGCCGGAGGACCGCATTAAGCGGGTAGCGGCAGAGCGTGATGAGTGGAAGGCGCGTGCTCTGGCCGCTGAAGCGCGGCTACCGGAAGAACTAGTGCGAAAGCAAGGCCATTCCGCGCTGCGCGTTCGTGACGGCGAGCTAGAGGTCTATGACCCGCACCCGCCCGCCGACGTGAAGGCGGCTGCGGTGGCGTGGGAGCGCAGCTACCAAGTACAGCCCGTCCTACCGCCCAACGCTTACGAAGGGTTCCTTGCCGGCGCTGCATGGGCAACGCCATCCCCACCTCGGTTGATTGAGAAATGAAACGCGGCCGAGACAAACCCTGCAAGCAGTGCGGCACGCCGTTCTATTGCCCACCGTGCCGTGACGAAGGCGGAGCGCACGTCAAGAAATACTTCTGCTCGAAGGCTTGCGACGTGAAGTACCGGGCCAGCTCGACCGGCATCCAGGCGCGGTTCTGGTCCTACGTCGTCAAGCAGGAGGGCGGCTGCTGGCTGTACGAGAAAACCCTCGACGCTGACGGCTACGGGTACTTCCGCTACGGGCACCGGGGCGGACTGCGGCAATGGTTCGCCCATCGCTTCTCGTGGACCATAGCGAACGGTGACGTGCCGAAGGGTCTGTGCGTATGCCATACCTGCGACGTTCGCAACTGCGTGAACCCTGCGCATCTCTGGATCGGGACGCATGACGACAACATGAAGGACATGCACCGCAAAGGCCGTGGCAGCTTCGGGCGTAGGCCACCCCAACCTCAGCACTCCGAAAGGAAGCCATGAGCGACCCCTTCAAGCCTTCGATCACCCTACTGGTGAAGCTCGGATCAATCGCCGTCCACCTGGAGGAGATTCTGTCTCCGAGCGGGCACATCTTCGACCGGCACGCCCTGCAAACGCTGTGGGACGACGAAGAGGTAAAGGAATGGCTCGCGCAGATGAACAAGATGGCGATGCTTCCGGTGAAGAGGTGAGGATTGTCCTGCACAACCGCTGGACTTCTCGCAAGGCGTTCTACGTGCGCTGGGCGCGCGAGTTCTTCTGGCGCACGACCAAGCACAAACAAACGTGGCTGAGGCAACGCGACGCCGCACACTCACGCTTGACGGAGGAGAAATGAGCCACAGCATCAGTTTCTATAGCAACTGGACGGTCCACTTCAACGGCGGATTCGACGGCGATGTTGAGTTCGTCGCCCCGGACGGAACGAAGCACGCGATTCCTTTTCATGCTGTCGAAGCGGTAGTGGCCGAGAAAATCAAACGGGATCGCATCTCCACGCTGGAAAACATGGACCCAAGGGACTTACTCAAGTGACAGGCCACACTACTCTGGATGGGGTATCCCAATGAAGTTCTATCGCGTGCGTTATTCAGTCAATGGCGGCAACCACGGCGGCTTTAGCTGGCACACAGCGATGAGCGATGCCAAGGAATGCGCTGCGGCAGCCGTGGAGAACGACCCGGAGGAATACAAGGTCCTCGAACACCCGCCGATCCAGACCATCGAGATCGAGCCGACGAAGAAAGGCATCCTCAAGGCGCTCAGGCTGTACGCAGAGCACCCGGACAACGGATGAACGCCGACTGGACCGAGGAGTATTTGACCATGATCGAAGACTGCGAGAAGCGCGAGCAAAAGCTGTCCGCGTGGGACGTGGACTTTCTTTCTTCGGTGAAGGACCGGCTGATCGACAAGAAACCGCTGTCGCAGAAGCAGATCGACTGCCTCGACGGCATTTGGGAAAGGGCAACGAAAAATGGTTAAGGGCTACTACAAGGTTCCGTTCCGGCAGGTGTACTGCGAGACGCTGCGGCACTGGCTTGCCTCGGTGCTTCTGTGCCACGTCGTCTACTGTCTCGCCCCGCCGAAACTGCCGAAGATCGGCTGAAGCATGCCGACCCTGAACGGTAACAACTGATGCCGCTCGCCCACCGGATCATCCCCACCTTCCTGGTGAAGGACGGAAACTTGGTGAAGGGGAAACGATTCGCTGGAGATCGCGTGGTCGGGCACGCGCTGCAGGCGATCATGATCCAGGCCGCCCGCGGTGTCGATGAGATGGTTCTCCTCGACATCGGCGCGACGGCGCGCGGCAAGGGTCCGAATCTGGAGCTCGTGGGCAAACTCACCGATAGATTGTTTTCTCCGCTCGCTGTTGGCGGTGGTATTTATTCTGTGGAAGACGTCCGTGCGGTATTGCGCGAGGGAGCCGACAAGGTCGTTCTTGGCTCCCTCGCGGTGGAGAGCCCGCGGCTGATGTATCAGATCGCTCGGGTGGTGGGGAACCAGGCCATCGTCGCCTCGCTGGATGTCAGGGCCGGCATCGTATTCAGCCGCAACGGCAAGGTCGCGTCGACCGTCATCCCGAGCCCACACCCACCGACTATGGCAGCGATGCTGCAGGACCACGGCGCCGGCGAGATCCTGCTGCAGTCGATCGACAGGGATGGGATGATGTGCGGCTATGATCTGGACCTGATCGCGGATGTTCGCCAAGCGGTGACTCTGCCGATCGTCGCTTCGGGGGGATGTGGCACCTACGAGCACATGCTCGAGGCACTTGACGCAGGCGCGAGCGCGGTCGCCGCGGGCGCGATGTTTTTGTTCACCGATCAGACTCCAGCGGGCGCCGCCCGCTATCTGGCCGAGCATGGTGTGGAGGTTAGGCTTTGAAGAAAATCAATGCGGCGCGAGTAGCGTGGCTACAGACCTATCGGCGCATACGAGTGGTGCGCCGCGAATCGCACAAAGCGAACCTTGATCTAGCCATGTACGGGACGGGCGTTATTCTCATGCCGTCGGATGGAGGAGATCCTCGGCACATTCCTCTCCGGGAGGTAAGACTATGAGCCTGATCAAACTGCAAGGGGTGCCGCACCCGGATCTCAACGGTGGCAAGCCGCAGGCGGTCTACATCGACGCGAGTCGCGTGCTGCTCATCATCCAGGGGCACGTTTCCCACCCGAAGATCGGCAGCGTGGAGAACCAGCGCGATCTCTACGACCAGCTGCACGAGGCGAGTGAACGGCTGAACCGCACGATCAACGAGTACATCCCGAACATGACCGACCCCGTCGCGGTGGAGTGGGTGAGAACCATCAATGGCATGGGAGCCGCCGTAAACGACGCCTACCACCACTGGGGACAAGCGTATCGCCAAGGGAAATACCATCCCAGTGTCGACTGCACCGAGGTCCAGCTCGCCTGCGGAACGGCTCTCGAGCACGGCGTGATGCTGACCAGGGTCTGGGTGAGCGACAGCGTCGAGGACGTTGCCTTGGCCGTCGCCAGGGCAACGCACACCTACAAGTGAAACTCCTCGCCGTCTACGACGGCACCGGGATCCGGGTTGGTGCTCTGGAATTCCTCTACGAGCTCATGAAAGAGCGCGACCCAGAGATCAACATCAGCCACAGCACGCTGCCGACGATGGACCAGCATCGGGCATTCGTGACGAGCCGCCCATACCGCTTCTGGTACCTGCTCGAGGCCACGGACTTCCAGACCAAAAACCCAGAACGCGACCATCCATGGATCGGCTACATCAGCGCGACGCGCGACAATGAGATCGGGATCGTGCTCCTGCGCGCCTGGCGCGGCCATGGCTTCGGCGCCCAGGCGGTCCAGGAAATGATGAGCACACACAAACCGAACCCAGCGGAGCCGAGCGTGCGCTCTGGCCATTGGCTCGCCAACATCGCCCCGGGGAACGAGTACTCGCGCCTGATGTTCCTGAAACTCGGATTCCGCAAGATCCAGGAGACCTACCAATTCAACGAGGAGGAACCACATGGCGTCCAAGACGCTTAAAAAAGCCGAGATACATCCGCTCGACGCTCTCGCCGCGAGTCCCGAAAAGGTGATGGCGCTCATGCTCTGGAAGGCCCGCCACCGCGAGCCGGATCTCTATGTCAAGATCGACGAGAACGACCTGAAGGGTTTCGACGACTGCGTGGCCTACCTCAAGGTCGAGCCCTTGGTGCTGATCAAGCGGCCTGCCGGCCTACCGGCGCAGGCAGGTATCCCTGCCACGCATAACCGTCGCGCGGTCCCCGGGCGGGAAGCCATACCTCCCAAGCCCTTCGTCATCGCGGCCCTGGTCGACAAGCAGACCAAGGACGCGATCCGGCCGATCGAGAACAACGAGGGCGATTTCGACACCGCGGCGCAGGCCGCGGCCGTGCGCAAGGCCCGCGACCAAGCCCAGGATCTCGCCCAACGTCTTCTCCAGCAGGCCCGCAGCGGCGAGTACTCCCTCTCCGACATGACCGACTCTGCCAACGCTCTTATCACCATGGCGCGGGCGCTCGCGTGATGTGCTTTCGCTGGCCGATCGGTACCAAAAAGCCAGCGCGTTACGCGCTGACGTTCGGGTTTGTCTCCGGGGGCCTCTTGGTCAGCTGGTTCGACGGCAAGATTCACTGCGGGAGATTCTTCGTCCTGTGAAGGTCGTTGCCGAACTTTCCTGCAACCATCAGGGAACCCTAGAGCGGGCGCACGAACTCGTGCATGCCGCCGCGCTCGCCGGCGCGCACGCGATCAAACTGCAGACCTGGACCTCGGACACCATGGTCCTCGACAGGGCGGTGGTGCTCGAATCAGGCCCCTGGGCGGGCCACAACCTCTCCCAGCTCTACGCCGAGGCCCACACCCCATGGGAGTGGCACCGCCCTCTATTCGAAGCAGCCAGAGCTCACGGCATGGAGGCCTTCTCGAGCGTATTCGACCTGGACGCCCTTGAACTCCTCGAGGGGCTGGAATGCCCAAGGTACAAGATCGCCTCTTTCGAGCTCGTCGACATCCCCCTCATCAGGGCGGTGGCGAAGACGGGGAAGCCCATCATCCTGTCGACCGGCATGGCGACCCGCCCGGAAGTCCAAGACGCCGTTGAGGCTGCGCGAGACGGAGGAGCCAGAGACATCACCCTGCTGCAATGCACCAGCGCCTACCCCGCCACCGGCGCCGATGCCAACCTGCGCACCATGCGGGACTTTCTCTCGCTGGGGTGCCAGATAGGTCTCTCCGACCACACTCCTGGGATCGGCGTCGCCTTGGTCGCAGCTGCCTGGGGTGCGACGATGATCGAGAAGCACTTCACCCTGTCGCGCGCCGCCGGGGGTCTTGACGCAGCCTTCTCCCTCGAGCCCGATGAACTCGCCGCCCTCGTGCGCGAGATCCCCAACGTCGTGAACTGCCTCGGGAAGATGGAGTACGGCCCGAAACCTTCCGAGATAGCCCAGCGCGATCTGCGAAGAAGTCTCTACTTCGCCAAGGACATGCGTGCTGGCGCCTACGTCGGTAAGGAGCACGTCGTCACCGCCAGACCTGCCTTGGGACTCCCTCCCAGGTTCTACGGCACCGTCCTAGGGTCCAAGTTGCTCGTCGACGTCCGCGCGGGTCAGCGCGTGACCTGGGAAGAGCTCGAGAAGCGCGAAGTGATTCAGTAGCGCACAATAAACGGTAGTTAATCAAGGAGGTGCTGTATGAAGTTCACCATCGTAGTGATGATCGCGCTGCTCGCCGGATGCGCAAGCGGTCCTGTCATCGACCAGCGCGGGCTCGACCAGGAGAAGTACGCCTTCGACCTGAAGGAATGCGAGGCGCTGAGGCTCGAGGCCACGCGCATCGCGGATGACAACCTTCTGATCGGCTTCGAGAACTGGACGAAGCGCGGAACCATCTCCAAGCGGTGCATGCAGGGCCGCGGGTACAACATCCTGAACTGATGGCGGGAAGAAACGGCGGGAAGCGCGCTGGCGCCGGGCGAAAGCCTGGCGACGGACTATTCGTCCCGACCGATGAGCAGCGGCGCCTGGTCACCATCGCTTCTGGGGTGATCGGTGCTCCGGAGGACAAGATCCGGCTCCTGGTTATCAACCCGGAGACGAACGAGCCGATCGCGCCGATGACGCTCAGGAAGCACTTCCGCGGGGAGTTGGACGAGGGGCTTCGGGCTGCGGATGCGCAGGTCGCCATGGGCCTTTTCAAGAACGCGACCACGGGGACCGATACCTACCCAGGAGGGAATCCGATCTCGCAGATCTTCTGGCTGAAGTGCCGGATGAGGTGGCAGCAGGACCCGTCGAAGGTGATCGAGCCGCCGCCGCTCCTTCCTGATGGGAAGGAGGACATGATGGATGTCACCCGACGGCTTGCGTTCATGCTCGCCAAGGCCGACGCTGAGACCTGATTTGCGCCTACGGTAGCCAACCGCTACAGTGCGTCCCGAGGCGGGGGATTGATCGAGGCCACGGGGCGATGCCAGCTGGCAGCGTTGCAGGGAAGGTCGAGGGGCATCTCGCTGCGTCCGCGGCGAAGAAGCACCTCACCGGCCGCCGTAAGGCGAGGTACATCTACGGCGCGATGAACAACAAAGGCCTGATGCACGGCAACCAGGTGACCGCGAAGGGCATGGAAAGGGCGAGTATCGCTTCCATGGCCCAGCGCAGAGCGAGACCGCGATGAGACCTTTTGGCGCCCGAGGCGTAAACGACCACATTCCGATCCCGCCCGACACCGTGGGTTCGGTGATTATCTCGAGCGCCGGCGCGATCGTCGCGCAGGACTGGCCCTCGACCCAGGCGAATTACGTCCTTTTCTCAGGCACGGTCGACTTCTACGCCAACTTCAACACCACGGCTGCGGCGATCCCGACCACGAACAGCACCGGGACCACGGCGAGCTCAGGCCTGAACGAGCTGAACCCGGGGCTGCGCCAGGTCATGGGCGGGTCGACTGGCTACTCCATCACGGGCCCGAGCTCGGGGATCGTCACCGCCAGCTTCTGGCATAAGTAAGATGTACGACACGCTGCTGCGCGGGCGCGGGCGCAAGCGGGGCATATTCCACCAGCGCATGAACCTCTTCGCGGGGCCGAGCAGCTCCAACGACTCTGACTTCGAGGTGCGCTTCTCCGACGCCAGCGCCGGTGGCGTCAACACCGCCGAGATCCTCGGCCGGGCGCTCGGGACATTCACGCGCGCGACAACGGGCTACACCTTCACCCGGGACAACCAGTACCTGCTGACGCCTGGCGCCGTTGGGAACTACGCCTCCGCGCCAAAGAGCGCGGCCAACACGCTGACCGGCATCCTCAGCCTGCGCTGGAAGGTGGCGCTGGTCGACTGGACCCCGGCCGCCACCAACCAGCTTGGCGGGCGCTGGCTCATTACCGGCAATCAGCGGTCCTTCTCCACTTGTCTTCTCAATACCGGACGCATGCAGTTGCAAACTAGCGTGGATGGAATAACCAACACGCAAACCACCTCCACGGCTTCTCCGGCGGTCGTCGACGGTGCTGTTCTCTGGCTGCGCTTCGACTACGACGACGGGTCGATCAGCGGGACGAGGCAGGCATTTTTTTACACGTCTACAGATGGCATCGCGTGGACGCAACTCGGCGCGGCCGTGGCCATCGCCACCGTCGGGCCGCTCTTCTCGGCCTCAACGGCGGTTTTTGAAGTCGGCTCTCAGTCGGCCGGGACGCAGCTACCATTGCAAGGCAAGATTTTCTACGGCGAGCTGCGCAACGAAACCGGCGCGATCGTGCAAATCTTCGACCCGCACAACGCCGCATACGGCGCGACCTCGTGGACGTCATCGACCGGAGAGGTTTGGACGGTCAACCAAACAGCCCCGAACCCGGCGACGCTGATCCAGGCCGAGGCGATCTCGGTCGCGTCAGGCTCGCCGCGCTCCTACTACAGCTTCTCGCTCGGGACGTACCTCGGCTATCTCGCCGAGGGCGCGAGGACGAATCTCTGCCTACAAGCGCGGGACCTCTCGACCACCTGGACGGCGCTCAACGCGACGCTCTTGAAGGACCAGATCGGCATCGACGGCGTGTCCAACGCGGCATCCTCGATGCTGGCGACGGCGATCAACGCCTCCTGCCTGCAGACGATCACCGAGGCCGCAACGCTCTCGGCGCTCTCGCTCTACATCAAGCGCCTGGTCGGCACCGGGACGATCACGATCCAGCAGGGCGCGAGCACGCTCGACGTCACCGCCTTGGTCAACACCGCAACCTACACGCGGGTCGAGCTCGACGCGACGGTGCTGAACCCAGCCATCGGCATCGTGCTCGGGACCAGCGGCGACAAGATCGCGGTCGACATGGTGCAGTTCGAAAACGGCGCCTTTGCCTCGACACCGATCCCGACCACCACAGTCGCCGTGACGCGAAACACCGACATCCTCACCTACCCGGTGACGAGCGACGCGCAGGGCACGTCCTACGTGGAGTTCAACACCAACTGGGCCACGAGCGATCCAGTAGTGAATCACGGCGTCATTTCTTACAGAAGCGGATCGATATCGATGTTCCTGAACAACAATTCGCCGCCGACGCACTTCAGGATGAGCGACAGCACGACGAACGTCCAGAAAAGCGCGATCTCGAATGCCAACGGCGTGACGAGAAAGCGCGCCGTATCGTGGGGAGCGGCCGGGCAGTTCGTCACTGGCGACGGCGCAGCGTCTGCCACCGGAGCGTTCGATGGAACCTTCGGTTCCGCATCGACAGCGATTGGATGCGAGGCGGCGGGCGGAACTCCGCTTTTTGGCTGCTTCCTGCGGCACACCCTCTGGAAAACGCAGTACACCGACGGGCAACTCCAGGCGCTGACAAGTGGGTGACGCAACCAAGAACGCTCTGGGCCACATCGGCTTCGGCCTGCTGCTCGTGCTGCCAGCGGCGATCGTCGCCTACGCCTTCACCCACAGTCTCACCACCGCAGCGTGGATCGGCTGGGCGGTGCAATCCGCCTACTGGCTCGGCCGCGAGCGCAGGGACCACGAGATCAAGGCGGGCCTGAACCCAGTCACGCAGTGGTACCAGGGCTGGAACCCGTTCGCCTGGAGCGCCGACGGGCAGCGCGACCTCTTCTGGCCGGTCGCGGTGAACGCCCTCCTGCCGGCGCTCGTCACGCTCATTTGCCTTTGATGCTAGGATTCGCGCCATCGAGGGTAGGGAGCGGCGCTCGGGACGTGCCCGGGACTCCAGCAGCCTCAAGGGCAAAGGAGAAGTAGCATGGCTCAATCACTCGAAACGCTTCGCAGCAACAACATCACCTCGCTCTGGGGCCGTCGCCTCGGACTGCAGTTCGACGAGACTCTCTCCGGAACCAAGGGCCTGAAGGAAGTCGTCCAGGACCTGACCTCGGCGAGCACCGCCACCGCGGTCAACAACTACGGCACCGTGGTCGCGCGCATCAGCGGCTCGATGACCACCGCCACGGCGAACTTCCTGCTGTCGAACCCGATCCCCGGCGTGGACGTGCGCCTGTGCTACGCGCAGACCTCCCAAGCGGCGACCGCCGGCTCGACCGGAATCGCCTTCAGCCGCCCGACCACGGCCTTCTACATCCAGTCGAGCGATGGCTCGACCGGGGTCGCAGTGCTGCTCACGCAGGGCTCGGCCTGTACGCTTCGCGGGCTCTCGACCGACGCCTATATGTTCGTCCGCCACGGCACGAGCGGCGCGGTGGTCACCGGCACGTCGTAAGGTTTTGACCAGCCGGGGAATCGTCTCCGGCTGGAGTAACCCGAGGGGGAGAAGCGAATGAAGATCGCAGTCCTAGGCTCCGCTGGGAGCTCGATTGGCCGTGCGCCGTTCAAGGACAAGCGCTACGAGCAGTGGACGGAAGGGAAACTCGAGGACATCCAGCGCGCTCACGACTTCGTGCCCGGAGACTTCCAGCTCTGGGGCTGCAGCCCGGGGTGCTGGGCGGTGGTTCCGAGGGCCACCCGGTGGTTCGAAGTGCATCGCTGGGAAGCGGGGGTCTCCTGGTTCAGCCCGCAGTACGTCAACTTCCTTCGCACCTTCAAGGGGCCGGTCTACACGGGCGGAGTAATCCCCGAGATCCAGAACCATCGCCCCTACCCGATCGACTACATCGAGTCGAAGTTCTCGAGCTACAACCTGACCTCCAGCCTTGGTCTCATGCTCGCGCTCGCCACCGATTTCATCGACGAGATCCGCGAGAACAGGAAGCGGAAGAAGGACGGCCGGCCCTTGATCAAGTACACCGCCGGCGGTCCCTGCGACGAGGCCGAGCTCGACAAGGACGACTCCGACGACGTCATCGGGCTCTGGGGCGTGGATATGGCGGCGGGCGACGAGTACGCCTACCAAAGGCCAGGCTGCCAGAACTTGGTGATCGAGGCGATGCGCAGGGGCATCGGGGTCTACCTTCCCCCCGAGTCGGACCTCATGCGGCCGCTGCCCGTCTACGGAATCAGCGAATGGGACCACAACTACATCAAGATCACGAGCCGCGCGAAGGAATTGAGCGCGCGCGCAGCCGAGGCGCAGGCCGCGATCAACCAGCACACCCAGCAGCTCGCCGGGATCCAGGGCGAGCAGCACGCGCTCAACTACTTCGTGAGCACCTGGTCGAGCCCCTACGGCATGCAACCGGGCATGGTGCTGCGCCAGGCCGAGGGCACCGGACTGGGAAGCGGCATCACCAGCTTCGATGGCCGCCCGATCGAGCGGATGAACATCGCCCCGAAGGAACTACCAGCGCCGGCTGCTGCGATGATGGAAGACCCGCTGCTCGCCGCGGCGCGCCAAGTCACTGCGCGCTACGCTCTTGAAACCGGCATGACCTCGGCCGAGAGCACCAAGGTGCTCGATCTCATGTCGCAGGAGTCGAACACCGCGCGTATCGTGTCGTCCATGCTGCAGACCTACACAAGGCCAGGAGAGGCCACGAAGGACGCGCTGCTGCGCATCATCGGCACCGCGATCGGCAAGCGCGTGAAGAAGAAGGCGGCGAAGCGCCGGCGTGGCTGATCCACTCGACGCTCTTCTCGCCAGGGTGAGCGGGCAGCCGGCGCCCGTGAAGAAGAAGATTGTCGAGGCGGTTCGTGAAGCGACTTCCACGATGCGCTGGGTGCCGAACCCTGGTCCCCAGACCGCTGCGTATCTCTGCAAGGCCGACATCCTGCTCTACGGAGGTCAGGCGGGAGGGGGAAAGTCTCAGCTCGCCCTTGGCTGGGGGTTCAACGAGGCCGACGCCGGGATCATCTTCCGGCGGGAATTGACACAGACCGACGGGCTCGAGGCCGACGGCAAAGCGATCACCGGAAATCAAGGCTGGAACGGCCAGGACCACGAGTGGACGCACGGCTCTGGTCGGTCGTTGAAGCTCGCCGGCATGAGGGAACCAGACTCGTGGATGGACCACGCGGGTCGTGAGCGCGACTTCATGGGCTACGACGAGGCTGGCGAATTCCTCGAGGTGCAGGTCGGGTCTCTTTTCGCCTGGCTGAGAGCCAAGCCCGGAAAGAGAACTCGCATCGTGCTCGCGTCCAACCCGCCCCGGACTTCCGACGGGTACTGGATCATCGACTGGTTTGGCCCCTGGCTTGATGAAGCCCACCCGCTCTACCCGACCGAGCCCGGCGTTCTTCTCTGGGCCGTGTACATCGCCAAGAACCTGAAGGAACAACCAGGCCAGATGATGTGGGTCGAAGGCCCGGGAGAGTATCAGGTGAACGGCGAGACCTACACCGCGCGGAGCTACACCTTCATCCCCGCATCACTCGAGGACAACCCCTACCGCAACACGCCAGAATATCGAGCTCAACTGCAGAACCTTCCAGAGCCACTTCGAAGCCAGCTGCTGAAGGGCGACTTCAAAGCTGGACTGCAGGACTCGGCCTACCAGGTGATCCCGAGCTCGCATGTCCGAGCGGCGCAGCAGCGCTGGGAGAACAAGATCCCCGATTTCGACGGGGAGCCGATCCCGATGTGCGCCATGGGGGTCGACCCTTCCGGTGGTGGTGAAGACGATATGGTGATCGCCCCGCGGCACGACTCCTGGTACGCGCAGCTGATCAAGATCCCCGGTAAGGAATTGCCGAAGAACCGGCTCGGGACGCACGGGGCAGGTCTCGTCATCAAGGAACGCCGGGACGCGGCGATGCCGGTGATCGACATGGGCGGTGGTTACGGCAGTGGAATTTACGAGCACCTGACTACCAACGAGATCGAGTGCCTTGGCTACAAAGGCGCAGCTGGAACAACGCGAAGGACGAAGGACGGGAAGTTGAAGTTCAACAACATCCGCTCGGCGGCCTACTGGGGCATGAGGGAAGCTTTGGACCCTGACCAGCCTGGCGGGTCGAAGGTCTGCCTGCCACCGGACAAGCGACTCCTCGCAGGTCTCTGCGCTCCGACCTACACCGTCTCCGGGGACACGATCTCGATCGAGGCGAAGTCTCGGAACGAGGGCGGAAAGAAGGGCGTGGTCGAAAGACTCGGCTGGAGCCCGAACGAAGCTGACGCGGTGGTGATGGCCTGGTGGGGAGGTCCAAGACTCGCCGACAAGGCCCTCGAGTGGCTCGACAAAACCGTCGGAGCTCGGGCGAAGGGTCTTAGGGGCATGCAGCCGAAGGTCGTGCTCGGGCACGCCGCGGCGCGGCGCCGCAGATGATCCTCGCCGAGGAAAGGGTCTCCGAGATCTGGGGCGAACTGATGCCGCTCCTCGAGCAGCATTGGGCGGAGATCGCCAGGTACCTGGACATTCCGCTCGACCCTAACCGCGAGGCCTACGAGATGCTCGAGCGCGCCGGCGCGCTGCGCTGCTACACCGCGCGCGGCGTGGTGCCTCTGTTGTGGGGGTATGTGGTCTTTTTCGTGCAGCCCGCGATGCATTACAAGGGGTCCCTGCAGGCCTACCAGGACGTGCTTTTCCTGCACCCAGAGCACCGCAGTGGATTCGCTGGCGTGAGGCTCATCCAATACGCCGAGAAGCAGCTGAAAACGCTCGGCGTTCAGGTTGTGTACCATCACGCCAAGCGAACGAACAGGGTGGGGGAACTGCTCGAGCGCCTGGGCTATGAGTTCGTCGACGGACTCTACGCCAAGCGACTGGATCGGGGGTAACGATGGGCGTCAACGCAGCTCTCTGGGTCGGTGCAGCAATCGCTGCCGGATCGGCCGCGAAAAACGCCGATGACACCCGCTTCGCCCAGCACAGTGCCGAGGACGAGGCAAAACGCCAAAGGGCCTTGATGGACAAGCTCCAGAAGCCCCTCATGCCGGCGATCGATGACGCTCAGGCGACCCTCGAGAAGAGACGTTCCATCGCTTCGCAGTTCGCGCGCCGCGGCAGGGAATCGACGATCCTCACAGATCCGCTCGGCGGCGGAGGGCTCGTCTAATGGCCTTCGGTCTCGGAGGTCTCAAGCTTCCCGAAATTCCGCAGCTCAGCGACCTGACGGGCGGCAACTGGCTTAACCCGCCGCAGCCGCCGGGGAGCCCGACGGACATGGGCAACAGGCTCTCCGGCGGTAAATTCTTCGGCCCCGATAGATACGGCCGCGACACACTTAATTTCGGCGGCATCCCCAGCATCACGCAACTCGCCCTCCTTCACCTCCAAAGCCAGCAGCCCATCTCCGACAACCGCGACATCGGGCGGCAGCAGCAACAGGGATCGATCATCGGGACGCTGAGACGCCAGCGCTTCAACCCTATCACGCCGATCACGCCCAACCCGCTGGGCTCATGACGCCGAAGAAACTCCGCGAGCTCGGCGATAGCCTCTTCGGCAAGGTAGGGTCTCTCAGGTCGTTGCAGCAGGAGATCGCCGAGCAGTTCTACCCGGAACGGGCCGACTTCACCGTCCAACGCCATCTCGGGACCGACTTCGCGTCGAACCTGACCACGAGCTACCCGCTCCTCTGCCGACGCGATCTCGGTGATCAGATCGGGGTGATGCTTCGCCCCACGCAGAAGGCCTGGTTCCACATGGTGCCGAGAGACCTGCGGATTACGCGAGACCAGGAAGCAAGCCGCTGGCTCGAGTGGGCCGAGAGCGTTCAACGTCGTGCGATGTACGATCGGGATTCGCTTTTCACCAGGGCGACGAAAGAGGCAGACCACGACTTCGCCGCCTTCGGCAATACCGTCATCTCGGTCGAGTTGAACAAGTACCGCCAGCACCTTCTCTACCGCACCTGGCACCTCCGCGATGTGGTCTGGCGCGAGGACTACGACGGGAAGATCGACTTCGTCGCTCGTCGCTGCAAGATGGCGATGCAGGACGTTCTCACCTATTTCCCGAAGGCGCCTCTCGACCCGAAGATCGCTCGAGCAGCGACGAAGACGCCGTTCGCCGAGATGGAGATCATGCACATCGTCTGCGCCGCCGAGCTCTGGGACGGCGAGGCAAGGGGCAAGCCAAGGATCTCGATCTACTACGACGCCACGCACGACAAGGTGATCGAGGAAGTCCCGATCTGGGGCAGGTTCTACATCATCCCGCGCTGGGGCACCGTCTCCGGAAGCCAGTACGGCTCGAGCCCGGCCACCGTCGCTGCTCTTCCCGAGGGAAGGCTCCTCCAGGCGATGGTTCTCACCATCCTGGAAGCGGGGGAGAAGGCGGTCAACCCTCCGCTTATCGCAACCAAGGACGTCGTCAAGTCCGACATGCAGCAATTCCCCGGGGGGGTTACCTGGGTGGACATGGAGTACGACGAACGGCTGGGCGAAGCTTTGCGCGCGATGAACATCGACGTGAAGGGGCTTCCGATCACGCTCGAGATGATGAAGGACTCGAGAGCAGTTCTCTCGCAGTGCTTCTTCCTGAACAAGCTCCGAGCCTTCAACCCGACCACCGATCCCACGATGACCGCTTTCCAGGCGGGGCAGATCGTGCAGGAGTACATCCGCGGAGCTCTTCCTCTCTTCGAGCCGATGGAGATGGACTACAACGGGGGTCTTTGCGAGGAGACCTTCGATCTCCTCTACCGCAACAGCGCCTTCGGCTCGCCGATGGACGTTCCGAGATCTCTGCGGAACGCCGACATCGACTTTCGTTTCGAAAGTCCCCTGCACGATGCGATCGAGTCGGCGAAGGGCACGAAGTTCCTGGAATTCGGCCAGATCGTCGCGCAGGCGGTGCAGCTCGACCCGGATGCAATTCACATTCCGGATGCGAAGACCATCCTCAGGGACGTGGCGAACGGCATCAAAGTCCCGTCCACCTGGCTGCACACCGAGCAAGAGGTCAAGGCTTCCTCCGCCGCGGTGGCGAACCAGGTACAGCAGCAGCAGACCCTCGACACCATGCAGAAGGGCGCCGACGTCGCCCAGACCCTCGGTGCTGCGAAGAAAGACATGGCGCAGTCTGAAGTCGCTGCTGGCGCGCAGGCTCCGGCCTGATGGCGAAGCGAACCGTCCGTCAGGTCCTGGATGATCACGCCCCGTGGCTGCCACCTCCGTTCGATGACCAGGACGCGGCAGCACTTCAGGCCCTTGCCAAGGGTTCTGCCTCGATCGACCAGCAAAAGAGGGTTTTGGAGTGGATCATCACCAAGGTCTGCGGGACCTACGACCTCGCCTACCGTCCTGGCGGGGAAGACGGAGCGCGGGACACAGTTTTCGCTTTGGGCCGGCAGTTCGTCGGCCAGCAGATGGTGAAAGTCTTGAAGGTTAAACTCGGACTCCTGAGGAGGGACGTGAAATGAGCACAGCAGCGGCACAGATCGTAGGCTCGAGCGGAGGCGGTCAATCGACCGGAGGTGGTGGCCAATCCACCGGCGGAGCAGCAGCCCCGTCCTGGGGTGATGACTGGCGGGTCAGGATGGCCGCCGGATCCACAGACCTCGAGAAGGACACCGCGCAACTCGCCCGGTATGAGTCTCCGGAGCAGATCTGGAAGAAGACCCGCGAGCTCGAGCGCAAGATGTCGAGCGGGGAATACCGCTCCCAGCTGCCGAAAGACGCTCGCCCCGACGAGGTGGCGAAGTGGCGGGTCGAGAACAACATCCCGCTCAAGGCCGAGGACTACAAGATCAACATGCCCGCAGGGCAGAAGCCGCCGGCCGAGGACGACGCCTTCCTTAAGGGGTTCCTGAAGACCGCGCACGATTCGCACTACACCCAGCCCCAGGTCGACAGCGCGATCAACTCCTTCTACGCCGAGGTCGATCGGCAGCGCCAGGTGATCGGCGAGCAGGAGAAGGTCTCTACCGAGAAGTGCGAAGACGCGCTCAGGCTCGCCTGGGGCAACGACTACCGGCCGAACAAGGCGATGGAAGAAGCCCTTCTCGCGCGCGCGCCGGCGGGGTTTCGGGATCGGTTCTTCAACGGCTATCTCGCCGACGGGACGAAGATCTCAGCGTCTCCTGAAGCCCACAAATGGCTCGTGCAGATGGAACGGGAGATCAACCCGGCCGCCACGGTGCTTCCGGCCTCCGGACCCGCCGCGGGGCAGAACCTCGAGACCGAGCTCGCCGGCCTGAAGAAGATGATGGGGGACGACAACAGCGCCTACTGGAAGGGCCCGGATGCTTCGAAGAACCAGGCGCGCTACCGCGCACTCGTCGATGCCGAAGGGAAGATGAAGGCGAAGGCGGCTTAGAATTTCGGGAGCAGGGTAGAGCAGCGGCAGCTTGTCGGCTCCATAGGCCGAAGGTCGGGGGTTCGAATCCCTCCCCTGCAACCACCCGATTTGACAGCAGCGGAATAGGAGTGCCTAATCCGCGCACTGAGGGCACCCTGCGGCACAAGCAGCCCCTCGGGCGGACAAGGGCACCGAAGCGAGGCCCCATCCGCTGGCCGCCGGCCCCCGAGAGGGACACCCCGGCCAACAGCATGATGGACACCCCGAGCGAAGGGTCGACAACTCGACTTTTGCGAAAGGAACCCATCATGGGACGCCTCAAGAATTTCTTCACCCCGACCTACCAGCGGGACCTCGGCATGTCGGCAACGCCGATCGAGCTCCTCGCCTGGAAGATCTTCGGGCCGATCGTCAAGTGGCTGCTCGCGCCCTTCGGCGCCGGCGCCGGCCTCTCGAGCGTGGCGTCGATGGTCGACACCGCGTATCAGACGCAGTACAGGGACGAGTACATCGCCAAGTTCGAAGCGAAGCAGACCCTGCTCAGGGAAACGGTTACCACCGAAGCGGTGATGAAGGGGCAGCAGGCCGTGTTCCTCGTCGCAGGCTCCGGCGGTGAGACCGCGAAGACCCGCGGCGCGAACGGATTGATCCCGGCGCGCAACGACGACAACACCCAGAACACCGTGATCCTGCAGGAATGGCACGACCTGGTGAGGAAGACCGGGTTCAACATCTTCGCCTCGCAGGGCAACCAGCGCCAGATCATGCAGTCGACGTCGATGATGGTGATGAACCGCAAGATCGACGACCAGGTGATCACGGTGCTGAACACCGGCACGGTGACGGTCGGAGCGGCTTCCGCCACGCCGACGGTGAGCCTCTTCCAGAACGCGCGCGTGAAGCTTTCCAACGCGAGCGTTCCCTGGGATTCGAACATCACCTTCTGCTGCCAGCCCTCCTTCCTCGCGTTCCTCGAGCAGGCGCCGGAGTTCTCCAACGCCGACTACGTGAACGTGAAGCCCTTCGGCGGCGCCGAGGGCGAGTCCGCCAACTGGCGCGACAAGCCGATGGCGTATCGCTGGAGGAACTGCCTGATCGTCGAGCACCCGAACCTTCCGGGCAAGGCGACGGCGTCGGAGAAGTCGTTCCTGTACCACAAGACGGCCGTGGGACACGCCGCGAGCACCGACTTCATCGCCACCGACGTGGGCTACAACGGCGAGCAGGACTACACCTACGCGCGCACCTCGGCCTTCATGAGCGCCCTTCTCCTGCAGAATGCGGGAATCGTGGTTCTCACGACCGACGGCACGGTCTACGGCTAAGGAGAAATAGACATGGCCTATAAAGGAAGCACCGAACTTTCGAGCATCGCCAACCCGCCCCGCTGCATCACCGCGGGGATGTGGGGAATCCGCAGCACCACGGTCCTGCCCTCCTCGGTCGGGGGTCAAAACCTGTGGCTCTACAACACGACCGAGTCCTGCACGGACGCCGTCACGGCGAACTTCTTCCTGGATGCCTTCTACATCGGCATGCGCCAGGGCGACATCGTGATGGGCGCCTTTACCACCGGATCCTCGGTGAGCTGGTACGCCGGCATCATGGGCGCGGTCACGACCAACGGAGGTGCTTTCGCCTCCTCGGGCGCGCAGGTCCGCTCGCTGTAAGCGAATAAGGCGAGGCCTTCGGGCCTCGCCGGCTTCACCCCGATCAACGACGAGGAGAGGGCACCGATGGAAAAAGACACCGAGAAGCAGATCCTGCAACTCGCTCCAGGGCAGTTGGAACTCCTGGACTACATGAGCTCGCGCTTCGATGTGCGCGTCCCGCTGGGGGTAACCCCGGAGAACCTGCTCGATCCGGCCTTCTGGGCGCACCACGGCGTGAAGCTGAAGCCCTTCGACGAGATCCGCGCGCGCTGCGACGACGGCACCTGGGTCGCCTACTACATCGTGCTCGACTGCTCGAGGACCTGGGCGAGAGTCCAGCTCCTCACCAAGTACTCGCTCACCACCTCCGACGTTTCCTCGAGCCAGGCATCGGTCGAGGAATTCAAGGCGAAGCACAAGATCGTCCACCGCGGCCCGCACGGCTGGTCGGTGGTCAGGGAAATCGATAAGGCCGTGCTCGCGCAGGGGATGGCCGTGAAAGACGAGGCCGGCACCTGGCTCGACAAGCACGCGCGCGACGCCGTGGGCGTCCCTGCGCCGAGCGCCGGCTGACCCGGTAAGGGGCGGCCGTGTCCACCGACCGTCTGAAGATCTACAACGGGGCGCTGCTCATCTGCGATGAGCGGCAACTCGCCACGCTCACCGAAAACCGCGAGCCGAGGTTCCTCCTCGACTTGGTCTGGAACGACGACGGAGTCAAGGCCTGCCTCGAGATGGCGCAGTGGCACTTCGCCATGCGGGCCTCACGCTTGGACTACGAGCCATCAATCACTCCGGACTGGGGATTCACCAGAGTCTTCACGAAGCCCACCGACTGGGTGAATACGAGCGGAGTTTTTCAGGACGAGTTCATGAATACGCCGCTCGTTCGCTACGCGGACGAGATTGGCTATTGGTTCTGCGACCTCGACCAGATTTTCGTCAAGTACGTTTCGAACGATTCGACCTACGGCATGAATCTCTCGCGCTGGCCGGTGAGTTTCACGGACTACGTTAAGGCCTACTTCGCAGAGCGGATCATCCGCAGGCTCCCCGGGGGGAAAGACAAGACCGAGGACGTCGAGAAAGTGCTGCAGAAAAACCTACTGACCGCGAAGAACAAGGCGGCGATGAGCCAGCCTGTGACCTTCCCGTCGCGCGGTACGTGGGTTCAGGCACGTCTCGCCGGATCGCGTTTGGGACAATTCGACGGCGGGAACCCCAACCGGCTGATCGGATAGCCGGTGCTCACCAAGGTATCAAAGCTCGCCTTCAACCGAGGGCTCGTCTCGCGCCTTGGTGTAGCTCGAGCGGACATCAAAAGACTCGCCCTTGCCTCCGAGATCCAGGTGAACTGGACCTCGAGGACCCTGGGCAGCATGATGATCAGGCCAGGCCTCGAGTACCTGGGGTCTTCGCAGTCGAACGCAAAAGCGAAGCACATCCCGTTCGTCTTCTCGCTCGAGGACAAGGCCTTGATCGAGCTCACCGACCTCACCATGCGGGTCTGGATTCGGGATGCGCTGGTCACCAGAGTCGCAGTGACCACCACGGTGCTGAACGGCGACTTCACCACCGATCTCACGAGTTGGACGGACAACGACGAAGCGGGAGGAGTTTCAGCCTGGGTCGGCGGGTTCATGGGATTGACCGGGAGCGGATCAGCGGCGGCGATCAGGGACCAACAAGTTCCAATACTTCTCGTCGATAGTGGTCTCGAGCACGCGCTGCACATCGTCATCCAGAGGGGTCCGGTGATGTTGCGCGTTGGCTCTACCTTGGGAGATGACGACTACATCTCGGAGACGGAGTTGCAGACCGGAGTCCATTCCCTCGCGTTCACGCCGATCGGCGGGAGCGCTTTCATCAGGTTCTTCTCAAGGCTCGCGCGCATCGTCCTTGTCGACTCCTGCAACATCGAAGCGGCAGGGCCGATGATGATCGCGGCGCCGTGGATCGAGGCGGATCTAGATTTCGTGCGCTACGACCCATCCGGAGACGTGATCTTCGTCGCCTGCGATGGATTGCAGCAGCGAAGAATAGAGAGACGGGCTTCAAGGTCCTGGTCGGTGGTCAGGTACTACTCGAATGACGGTCCATACCTCACCGAGAACATCGGCCCGATCACCATGACCGCCGGGGCGTTGACGGGAAACACGCAACTCATCGCCAGTTCCGCCTATTTCACCGCCTTGAACGTCGGGTCTATTTTCAAGGTGAGCTCGGACGGTCAGGCAGTCACCGTCTCGGTCGCCGCGGCGAACGTCTTCAGCAATGCGATCAGGGTGGAAGGGGTAGGAAACCAGAGGACCTTTACGATCGGTATCTCTGGCCTCACGGCGAGCGGCAGCACGATCACGCTGCAGCGGTCTCTTTCCAGTGCTACAGGCCCGTGGACCGATCTCGTGAACTACGTGGCCGACACCGTGACCACTTTCGCTGACGGCTTGGACAACCAGATCGCCTGGTACCGCATCGGCTGCAAAGTGGGTAACTACGGTGCGGGGACACAGGTATGTCAATTGACATACACCGTCGGGTCCATCACCGGGGTTTGCCGGGTCACCGCTTTCACTTCCTCGGTGAACGTCGACGTCGAGGTGATCACGGACTTCGGTGGGACGACCGCGGTGCTCAACTGGGCCGAGGGCCGGTGGTCAGATCGAAGGGGCTGGCCGACCTCAACAGCTTTCCACGAGGGAAGACTTGGCTGGGCAGGACGAGATCGGTCTCAACTTTCGGTCTCGGATGCGTTCGACAGCTTCGACCCGGAAACCGAGGGAGATTCAGGGCCTCTCGATCGGTCGATCGGTTCAGGACCCGTCGACAACATCAACTGGATGCTCTCGCTCCAACGATTGATCCTCGGCGCGGAGATGGCGGAATTTTCGGTCAAGTCTTCAAGCCTGGACGAGACCCTGACCCCGACCAACGTCAGCATCAAGAGCTCGAGCACCCAAGGGTCTGCCGCAGTGCAGGCGATGAAGATCGACCAGCACGGAGTCTTCGTGCAACGCGGTGGAACGAGGGTCTTCGAACTTGCCCTCGGAGGGAACGGAGTCGACTACGACGCGAGCCAACTCTCCGCCCTCGTGCCGGAGATTGGACAACCCGGGATCGTTCGCATGGCCGTTCAACGTCAACCGGATACCAGGATCCACTTCGTGCGCTCGGACGGAACGGTAGCGATCCTCGTCTACGACAAACTGGAGCAGGTCACTTGCTGGTTCGAAGTCGAGACCGACGGCGAGATCGAGGACGTGGCGGTTCTTCCTGGTGACGAGGGCGACGAGGAAGACTTCGTCTACTACAGCGTGAAGCGGGTGATCAATGGAGCCACGGTCAGGTACCTCGAGACCTGGGCGTTCGAATCAGAAGCAAGAGGCGGGCAGTTGAACCTCCTCGCCGATGCGTTCATCGACTACACCGTTTCTCCTGCGCAAACGGTTTTCGCCGCCGGGCATCTTCAGGGAGAAAACGTCTGCGTCTGGGCCGACGGGAAGGACGTTGGAACGGCAGCCGATGGAAGCCAGAGCTACACCGTCGACGGGTCTGGAAACGTGACCCTCACCACCGCAGCATTGAACGTGGTGATCGGTCTTGCCTACAGCGCCTCGTGGAAAGCAGCCAGGTTGGTCGAACTTCAGGAACAGCCCAACGGCAACATGCTCGATTTCCAGCAGATCAAAGCGTTGGGATTGATCCTCGCTGACGTGCATGCGAAGGGCTTGAAGTACGGAGATAGTCTCGTCGAAGCGGACATGAGAGACCTGCCGGAGATCGAATCCGATGGTCCTGTGTCCGCCGATGCGGTGAGGACGGAGTACTCGACCGACATGCTCGCATTTCCCGGGCAGTGGTCGGTCGACGAAAGACTGTGTTTGCTTGCGAAGGCCCCGAGACCGTGTACCGTGCTCGCTGCCCTAGCGGAGGTCGAGAGCCATGGCTGAATACGATACCTTTCCAACCTACTCTTCGCCGCCGGCCGCGACGAACACCAACGCGGGCTGGCTCGGTGGAATTTCAGGCCTCATGCAGTTCATGGGCAGCATGTGGCAGGGGAAGGCTGCAGCCGCCGAAGCGAAACGACAAAAGGAATCCTCGGACTTCTCTGCGTGGCAGGCCGAAGAGCAGGCTGGTCTCGCCATCGCTTCAGCCCAGAGGAAAGCTTTCGAGGAGCAACGCCTCGGCAGACTTGCGTCTTCGAAGATCCTCTCGATCGCCGCGGCGAGCGGCGGTGGGGCTTCGGACCCGACGATCGTGCATCTCATCGCCGCGCAGACCGCCATTTCAGGCTACCGCGCGAACGTCGCGGTATTCGAGGGTGATTCGAAAGCGCGGCAGCTGATGATGGAAGCCGGAGCGCAAAGGATCGCCGGCGCCCAAGCGACGGAAATCGGGGCCGAACGAAAGGCTGGCTACGAGCTCGCCGGCGAGGGAGCCCTGGCGAAGGGCGCGATGAGCCTTTACGCGAAGTACGGCTTTGACGGTTTCAGTCGCGGTGACAATGCCCTCATTTCCGATTACCGCTCAAGCAATCCTGGCGTGAATCCGAGGTTCAGGTAATGGCGATCATCCGCGACCCAGCCGCTCAAGAGCAACCGACGCCGATCGGAGTTCAGGGCATCGTCAAGCTTCCCGCCGCGGGTCCGAGCGAGGCAGCTGGGCGTGGCTTGGAGATCCTTGGAGCAAGTCTCGGTGTCGGGGCCGATGAGATCTACCGGGCTCAGAAGATTCAGGAAGAAAGGGCCGACACGACGCAGGTCGAAGAGGCCTGGAACAACTACAAGAAGTCGACCCTCGACGTCACCACCGGGCAGAACGGGACTCTGACCACGCAGGCCGGCGATGCGGTGAACGGAAAGCTGATTGAACGCACCACCGCTGCGATGGGAGAAACCCGCAAGACTCTCATGGCGGGACTTGCGAACGACGAGCAGAGGAGACGTTTCAACGCGCGCGCGGACGCGACCGACCTGCAGACGATGCACCAGACCCTTGTCCACCTCGACAACGAGACCCGGAAGTACGCCGAGGTGACGATGGAGGGCTCTGCCGCTCAGGCCGGAGCGCAGGTCATCGCCGAACCTCGGGACCCGTTCGTGTGGGCGAATGCGAAAGACGCCCTTCTTCACCAGGCAGACGCCTACCTGAAAACCCACGGTGTTCTCGACCAGGGGAAGATCGACGACTACAAGGCGAAGCTCACCGATGAGCTCTGGCGCAAAAGACTTGAGACGCTGGTCTACAAGGACCCGGTTTTCTCGCAAAAGCTTTTCCGCGAATTCGAAGGCGAGATCAAGAACCCTGATTTGAAACTCAGGCTGAAGAATCTCACCGGCACGGCGGCTCTTTTCGTCGGCGCGACGAACGACGCGCAGGACGTTGTCAGGGAATTCCGTGACCGCGTTCCGCCGGCGAGTGCGAATCCTGACGTCGCTCGCGGTAACCAGAACATCAGCTTCCTGCAGCAAGCGATAAGCAATGCCCAGACAGAGGACGCGAGGGTTACGCTGCAGCACGAGCTCGAGACCGAGACCAATCGAGTTTCCGACCTGCAGCGGGTGTCTTCATCCGGTGGCGTCATCGCTCCGAACACGAGTGGGTTGCCGAACTCGCGGGATGTCGCGGCGCAGTTGCCTTTGATCATGACCAAGGTAGAGGCGATGGCCACCGAGAGATTCGGCGCGAAGAAAGACGACCCAGACCGCGTCGCCTACGTAAAGGCGGTGACGCAGGAAATCCACGCGCAGATCTCGCACGACGTGCAGTACCTGAACGCGATCCAGAGAAAAGCCGAGGGGACGGTGCTCGACGCGGTGATGGGCCTCGCCCCTCCTGCGCCTGGATCAGCTCCCGGGATGACACAGGTCGGCGCAACGAAGGCCGGCGCGCAGAGCATGCTCATCACCAGCTTCTCGCAGATACAAGGCAACCCGACTCTCTTCGCCGCATACAACCTCCTTGACCCGAGAACCAAGATCTCGGTCGACGCGATGATCGACAAGAACATGAGGGCGTCTGAGATGGGAGACCCGAAGCTCTTCCACGACCTCTGGGTGAGGGCAAACCTGCAGCCCGGCGACAAGGACCGGATCGAGTTCTTCAAGCAGGTCATGGACGACCCGGCGAATCTCAGCCGCCTGAGCGTGCCGCAGCTGCGCGAGCTCCAGTTGGAGATCAACCGCTCGACCACGATCGGCGGACGGAGTTACAGCCAGCTTCGCACTTCCGGAGACCACACCGCGGATCAGTATTTCCGCGCGGTGTTCAGCGGCCCGAATTTCATGGCGCAGAAAACCTTGAACCCAGAGGCGTACATCGACTGGAAGAACCGCTGGAACGAAGAGGTCGGAAAGAAGATCGACGAGTACGCCAACGCCGGGCAGTACGGAAAGATCCGCCAGATGTTCATGTCGGGGAATCCGGAGTCGGTGATCGACGCGAAGTATCTGCAGACCTTCGTGGGGAAACCGGAGGGCATGCAGGCCACCGCGCAGCAAGTCGCCGCCGGCCAGCAGCAGCCGGTCGCGGCGCAGACCGTGAAGCCTGCCGAGATGCCGAAGACGATCAAGACCGACGCCGAGCTAGACGCTTGGCTGAAGACCCTACCGCCAGGGGTCACGACCTTCACGGTCAACGGGAAGACCATGCGGGTGCCAGTAGCGACTCCGACAAGCACCGAAGCGGCGCCAGCGCCAGCCCGCGAGCCGGTGCTGATGAACGAAGCCGGCAAGCTGGAAACTCCAGCGGCTCCTGCGATGCCGCAGCTCGTCACCAAGCTTACCCGGGCGAAGTCGGACCAGAATTTTCCCACCTGGATGGACGTCGGCACCGGCGCGGTGAAGGCCGTGAAGCAGGTCGAGGCAGCGCGGGAGAAGGTGGTGCAGAAGGCTGGTGCCGCGCTCGAGACCGGGGTGGACGCCTCGGTCAGGGCGGCGAGCGCCACCGGCGAAGCCGTGATCTCCGGCGCGACGCGCGCCGGCGAGGCCGTGACCCCTCCGTCAGACCAGGAGAAGGCCGCGATGGCCTTCCGGCAGTTCGTGCGGATCGGGCAGTACACGCGCGCCAGCGCGCCGACCATCCAGCAGGCGATCGCTTCCGGCCTGCTCACCGGAGTCGAGCTCCAGATCGCCCGCGGCATGCTGCGCGAGATCGGCCGGTAGATGGACCTTTCCCGTTTCGAAGAGGTGCAGGACCCTGCGGCCGTCGCCGCGGCGCCGCCGAAGGCACCTGGCGAGCAGACTGGTCTGAACCTCGACCGCTTCGAGGTCGTGCCACAGCCTGCCCCGGACGTCTCCTCCGTCGCGCCTGAGCCGCGCGGGCGCGAGGCAACCGACGTTGGCGAGCACTTCCAAGCCGGATTGCAGGCCTCGTCCATGGGCCTCGCCTGGCGCGGGAAACTACCGGACCTCTTCGCCAAGGAGCACGCCACCTTCTGGGAGGGGCTGGCCGCTGGTGCAGGTCAGCTCGCCGGAGACCTGCTGCCGATGACCGCCGGGGCGTACCTCGGTACTCCTCTCGGGGCAGCGGCCGGAGCCCCATTCGGACCAGGCGCTGCGCTCGCCGGCGCTGCCGTGGGCGGCGGCGCTGGCATGGGTTTCGTCCCGGCTGTGATGCGCGAGAGCCTGACCATGGCCTACCGATCGGGCGAGATCTCGACTAAGGAGGAATGGTGGAACGAACTCCGGAAGGCCGCCGTACGCACCCTGACCGAGACTGGCGTCTCCGGCCTCACCTTCGGAGCCATGGCAGGCGCCGGCAGGCTCACAGGGCGAGCCATCGCTCCATTGATCGGGGAGTCCCTCGCCGTGCCAGTGCAGAAGGCGGGGGCGAAGGCGGTGGAGTCTGGCCTCGCCACCGCGGCGCTCGACAGTGCCGAGCTCGCCACCGCGATCCTGGCCTTTCCGACCATCCCGGCACTCCTTGACCTTCGCCTCCCTGACCTCGAGGAGATCGGGCACTCGGCGATCATCATCGGTGGCCTGAAGGGGGCACATTTCACCGCCGAGCGCATCGCCAACGTCTTCGTGAGGACCGGAAAGACACCTCAGGAGCAGCTGGCAGACGCGAAGGCAGACCCCGCCGTGGCCGAGGACCTGGCGAAGCCGCCGGAGCCGGTTGTTCCACGTGGAACAACGGAGCCGACCATCCAGGAGTCGCTCTTTCGGGAAACCGCCAGACTTGGCGAACTCGAGGCGCGCGCCGCGCCGGCGGAAGAGATCGCGCCCCTCAAGGCGCGCATCGCCGAGCTCGAGAAGCAGGTCGCCGCAGTGCCGAGCGAGAGCGCCTTCGAAGCCAGCGCCAGGCAGGTCCACGAGGACGTGGTCAGGCAGATGGCCCAGACCGAGGAAGCGCGCAAGGGCGCCGGGCTGGCGCCGGTCGGGAATGAAGCCTACGCCCAGGCGGTTGCCGCTCTGGTGGCGAATCGCGCGCGCGCGCGCGCGGCGCGCACGGGGAAACTACCCTTTGACGTCTACTCCGCCGACCCGCTGACCATCAGGGACGCGACCGAGATCGAGGCACCGAAGCCGGCGGCGGTAGATATGTTTGGTGCGCCGATCGAAGCCGACCTGCCGCGGCTCGCCGTGGAAGGGGTGCCGACCACCGAGGTTCCGGTCGAGAAGCTGACCCTGTCGAAGGAGGTACCGCAGTTCAAGGGTGCCGCCAACGAGGAGGGGGTCGTCGTGCCCTTGGGCGGGAAGTTCGACCGCGTGGGTGTTGCCCCGATCCAGGTCTGGGAAAGGACCGACGGCCGTCTCGAGATCATCTCCGGGCGTCATCGTTTCGACCTCGCGCGCAGGTCAGGCGAGACCACCATCCCCGCGCAGATCCACCGCGAGTCTCAGGGATTCACCGCGCGCCAAGCAGCGACGCTTGACGCGCATCTCAACATTCGGGAAGAACAGGGGAGCGTTGCCGACTATGCCCAATACTTCAAAGACGCTGGGGTCACCGAAGAAGCCGCCCGCGAGTCGGGACTTCTGGCGCGAGCCAAAGGTCGAGCCGGGTTCGCCATCGCAAGGGACGCGAGCCCCGATCTCCTTGCCGCGCATCGTGCCGGTCTCCTCTCCGACGAAGCCGCCCTCTCGATAAGCATCGCTGCCCCGGGAGTAGATCGACTTCAGGCTTTGGGCATAGCCATGGTGAACGAGGGGAAGTCGCACCTCATCGCCGTGAATACGATGAAGGCGGTCGGGGTGATGGCCGCCGAACGTACTGCAGCCGGTAACCAGGGCGACATCTTCGGCTTCGATGACTCGGCGATGCGCGAAGCCTCGATCATGGCGAAGCGCGCCGCGAGCATGCAGCGCCAGATTAGCGAGCAGATCGCTGCTGTCTCCGGGGCTTCGAAACGCCCCGAGCTCGCGCGCCGGCTCGGCGTCGATGTACGAGACCCCGCCGAGATTCAGCGAAAGATCGTGTCGCTTCGTCAGGAGCAGGTCCTCTGGGACAACTGGCCGCAGCATCCGGATCTCGTGCAACGGCTGCGCCAGGACATCACCGGCCGCGAGTCAGATCTTGCGCAAGGGCCAGTCCCGCCGGTCTACATCGCAACCGGGGACGGAGCGCCCACGCTGCATGGAAAGGACGTTCAGCTCGTAGAGCCGAAGGAATTCGGACGGGAAGGAAAAACGACCTTCTGGGAAAACACGGTGGTCGACGCCGCAGGGAAGCCAGTCGGGCTCGTGGCTCTTGGCTGGAAGGACGGCAAGGTGAGCGAACTTGTGAACATTCACACTTTCGCCACCGAACGCAAGCAGGGAGTAGCCAATAGGGTGCTCGCGGCGGTACTATCTCATAACCCGCCTGGCGCGGAACTGCTGGTCAGATACATCCAGCCCGAAGCACGGCAGTTCTGGGTCAACCGCGGGGTGCGGATTTTCGAGAGCGAGGGAAGCGAAGATGGCGTCCTCACAAGAGAAGATTTCGAAAGAACGACTGCCGCTCGAGCAGGTCAAGGCGATCAGGCTCAAGCAGGCGAAGCAGGCGGAAAACCCGCCGGAGAGTCTCTCGCCGGAGGGACTCAAGCAGAGTCAGGCGCTACTCGAGGCGGCGAAGCAACCACAGTAGTCACGCCGGTCGAGTTCGACCTCAAGCCGGAAACCCCAGCAGAACTTGCAGCGCGAAACGCCGAGGCGACAGCGGCCGCGCGGCGCGCGCTCGCGGCCGAGCCTAAGAAACCCGGACCAGGCCTCACGCCGCAGGAGCAGAAGGCGCAGGCAGACCTGTTCGCAACGCAGGGCACCCTCTTTCAATCGAACTGGTGGTACTCGGCTCTTCGCCGCCGCATTGGTGAAGCAACGATGGAGCAGGCGCCGGCGAAGGGCTGGAAGGAATACCTGAAGGGCCTCGCATCGAAGGGCGTGAAGGCCGACGAGATCAAGTGGTCCGGTGTCGAGGAATGGCTCGACATGCGCACCGATGCCGCAGCCGAGAAAGGCCCTGACGGCGAACCTCTCGCCAAGCGCCTCGTCACCAAGCAGGAAGTGCAGGCCTTCCTCGAGCAGAACGGCGTGAAGGTCACCGAGACGCAACTGGCCGGGGTGTACGCACCGCAGAAATCTGCCGCAATTCAGAACGTCGGTCGCCTCGAGGCGCAGGCCGAAACTTATTGGCGCCAAAATATTGAAACCGTCATCCCACCGATCAGCGGCGTCGACCGAGCCAACCTACCTTGGTGGGCTATTGACATGGTGGACCCGCAAGGATCAATCGCTTCAAGACGCGAAGCCGAATCCAAGGCGATAGAGGCTGGTCTCACGCCGAGCGAAATCAGGCTGCTGAAAGAGTACGGAGAAAGGCGCGTGGATGTGATCCGTGCAAGGGAGGAAATGCAACGTCTGCAGGACGCAGAATCCGGCACGAAATATGGTTCGTACGTTCTTCCTGGCGGCGAGAACTACCGCGAGCTCCTGCTGACGCTGCCGGAACGCTCGAAAGGCGCGCCAGCGACATACGAAGCATTCAGCGATGCCACCGAAGCCGACACCGGCGTACCGGCCTCGCGCGGTGAATATGCTCAGTACTTGCGCGCTTATAGGGCCGGTGAAGCACTGCCGGGCACGAATTTCGTTTCGAGCCACTTCGACCAGCCGAACATCCTCGCGCACATCCGCTTCGATGAGCGTTACGGCAGTGCCGATGGAACGTCTTACACGCCGCCGCAGAAAATCCTCTTCGTCGAGGAGATTCAGAGCGACTGGGCGCAGCAGGGGAAGAAACAGGGGTTCTCCATCGCGGGCGCTGCCGAGCGACTGAAAGAGATCGAGGTTGAGTCCGCCCGCATGGGGGCTGATCGCTTGCCGAATAATGTGATGCGAGAGGAAGCGCGCTGGCATGAACTGATGCGCGAACGCGATGCGCTACGCCAAAATGATCGTGGCACACCATCCGCCCCCTTCGTCACCAAGACCGAAGCCTGGGTCGCGCTCACCATCAAGCGCCTGATCGCCTACGCCGCGGAAAACGGCTTCGACAAGGTGGCGTGGACCACCGGCGCGCAGCAGGCCGAGCGCTACACCAGCCACCTCCGCAAGGCCGTCGACACCATCGAGTGGACGAAGACGAAAGAAGGCGTGCAGATCGTCGGATACAAGGGGAGCACGGAAAGCCGTTCTTTTGCGGAGAGGTCGCGTCTGGAGAATGACGCGAATGACGCGCGTCGCCTAGCGATGCAATCAATCCGCGCGAACGACAATCTCGGCTTCGATACCACCGTAGATGCTCTGGCAGCGATCTGGACGGATCGCGCTGACTGGGCCGACAGATGGGGGGATATTACCCAGCCGGAACGAGATCGAATTCAAGCGTGGATTGACAAGCGGGAAGAATATGCCAAGGCGGAGAGAGGGAAGCCCACCAAGGTCGTCGACACCACCGAGAAAGAGAACGCGCTCTCCGACGCGATCGGCAAAGCGATGGCCGAGAAGATCCTCTCCGACCCGGCGCAGTCCGGAACCATCAGCGGCGATGGCATCATGGTCTCCGACACCGGCATGGCGTCCTTCTACGACCGGATCGTGCCGAACATCGCCAACGATGTGCTGAAGAAGCTAGGCGGCGGGAAGGTGGGGAATATCCAGATTGGTGGCGCGGCGAATCTTGAGCGCTTCGACATTCAAAACACAGGGAGTCGGTGGCAACTTGTTGACCGTTCTACTGGAGAACGAGTCAAAGGAAGCCCGGCATTCACCTCTGGCGCAGACGCTGAAAAATGGGTTGCTGACAATACGAACGTCAAGCAGCAGGGCTTCGACGTCACGCCAGCGATGGTCGAGAAGGCGAAGTCAGGTCTTCCGCTCTTCCAAGAGAACCGCGGCAGCTTCCAGATCGCCGAGAAGATCATCACCACCATGCAGAACGCCGACAAGTCGACGATCGTGCATGAGCTCGGGCACTCGTGGCTCGAGGAAATGAAAGCGGATGCCTCGGAACCAGGTGCCAATCCTCAATTGAAGGCCGACTGGGAGACCCTGCGCCGTGAACTCGCCATCCCTGAATCAGGAGAGATCTCCCGCGGCAGCCACGAGCACTTCGCGCGCACGGTCGAGCGATACCTGGCAGAGGGTGAAGCACCGTCGCTCCAGCTGCGAGCGGCTTTCGAGCGCTTTCGCGCTTGGCTCCTCGAGATCTACAAGACCGTCACCTCCTTCGGGGTCGAGATCAATCCGGAGATGAAGGCGGTGCTCGACCGCATGGTGGCAACCGACGAAGATCTAGCCGCGGCGCGGGAATTGAACGTGCCCAGGGCCTACGTCTCTGAGGCGAAGGCGACCGAGGCGAGAAAGATCGTCCCTGGGTTCAAGGCAGAGCAGATTTCGATGGAACCCTACGCTGACGAGCTCCCCGGAGGAGCCGGAGACGCGGCCGGCTCGCACGTCAACTACGCCTACATCAATTCATCGCTCGACGTGAAGCTCGCCATGCAGAAAATGGCCGAGATCGACCAGGCCGAGATCCAGAAACGACGCCAAGGGACGAAATCATGGGAAGAGGCGAACGCCGAGCAGGCTCGTTACGTGAACGGCATCCTCGGCGGGTCTGAGGACACGCTCAGGCTTCTTTCCCCTGATCCGAAGGCTCCCGGACCAGACGTCAAGCTCGGGGTGCTGAAGAAACTGGCGATCGGAGCGATGAAGGACTCCGCGCGGCTGCGGGACGTCGTACTCACCGCAGGTCATGACGCCACCGTCAAGCAACAACTCGAGTACATGGGCTCGATCGAGCGCGCGCGGATGATCCAGGCGGAGTTTCTGGGCGAACGCGCCGGCGTCGCGCGGGCATTGAACGCTCTGAAGGACGTCACCGAAGGCTCGGGCGAGATCGCCAAGATGCTGGACGCGATCGGCTACGGGGACGCAGCTGCTCGGGAACTTTTCCAGAGCCCGAAGACGCCGGCCGAGGAGCAGGCCTACATGAAGGCCCAGCTCGACGAGATCATGCAGAAGTACCGCGGGAAGACGGTGCTCGACATCGCCAAGCTGCACAAGGAGATCGGGACGCTGAAAGGAAGTTACGAATTCACGCGGAAGCTTGAGAAGGCGACGAGTTGGGAGATGCTGGTCGAGGGCTGGAGGTCCGGACTTCTCTCTGGACCTGTTACGCACACCACGAATCTCTTCGGCACCGGGATTTTCCAAGCGATGCAGCCTGCTGTGGACACCCTGGCCGCGGTGATCGGAATCGCTCGAGGCGCGAGTCCCGGGATGGGCGAATCAGACCGCGCGAGCATGAGCGAGGGCGTTGCCAGGCTCACCAGCTGGCTGATGGCCGCACAGGAGGGATTGAAGGTCGGCTACCACCAATTCATGACCGGCGAGACCACCGGAAAATCGGAAAGCTTCCGCCAAGCCATTCCTGGGCGTGCCGGGGAAATCATCCGCATTCCGATGAGGCTGATGGGCGCCGAGGATGCGATGGCAACCACGATGTACAGCCGCGGCGAGCTCGCGGTGCGCGCCATCCGACAGGCTTTCGATGAGGGGATGAACCCGAGCACGAAGGAATTCGCCGAGCGTGTCGATTTTCTGAAGGACAACCCGACTCCGGAGATGCAGGTCGCGGTCGACACTACCGCGACCAGAATGACCTTCAATGCTCCGCTTGGCGAGAAGGGTCAGGCCCTTCAGAACTTCGTGAACAAGTGGAACCTGCAGTGGATGATGCCCTTCGTGAGAACGCCGATCAACATCACGAAGGAATTCGGCCGGATGAGTCCCTTTGCCCCACTCGTCGGGGAGTGGAGGGCAGACATCGCCAAAGGTGGGGCAACGAGAGACCGCGCGCTCGCCGAGATGGCGATCGGTGGCGCGATCATGGTCACCACCATGGCGATGAGTTTCTCAGGTCAACTTTCCGGAGCGGGGTCTCCAGATCAAGGGAAGAACCGAGGGAAAGCCGGAGTCTGGCAGCCCTACAGCCGGCTGATCGGCGACACCTGGTACGAGTACGGCCGCATCCAGCCGATGGGCACGCTGATCGGACTTTCAGCCGACCTCGCCAACATCTGGGACCACCTGAACGACGAGGAGAAGGACAAGATCCCGAAAATGCTCGCGGTCGCGTTCGCCAATGCGGTGACGAACCAGACCTTCCTGCAGGGCATCACGACTTTCGTGAACGCAGCCTCTGACCCGACGAGAGCGGCTCCGCGTTTCCTGCAGCAGTTCGCAGGCTCGATGGTGCCGAACATCATCGGCCAACCGACCACGATGGCTGATCCGGTGGTGCGCGAGGTGAACGGAATGATGGACGCGGTCTACGCCCGGCTTCCTGGTTTCAGGCAGGAACTCCTGCCCAAGCGCGATTGGCTCGGCGAAGCGGTGCAGACGAAGGAACGGCTGGGCGGGATCATGCCCGTGCGCGAGCAGAAGGTTTCTGAGGACAAGGTCAGGCTCGAGGCCGCGCGCTTGGACATCAGCATGGCGGCGGCGCCGAAGAAGACCCACATCGGCAAAGGGACTGGAAAGCTGGGCGACGTCGAACTCACGCCGGAAGAGCGGGACAAATTTGCGCGCGTCGGCGGCGAGATGGCGCACAAGATCCTCGGCAACATCGTCACCTCAGAGGGATATGAAGGAATTCCAGACCTGATCAAGCGGCGCATCTTCGCTCGGGTCTTGACCGCCTCGCACCAGGTCGCGGCCGCCGCAGCCCTGCCGGTGGAAAAGAGAGTCGCATACATCAATTCGATCTCGGAGAAGTTCCAAGCCGAGTTGAACCAATGACCGAAGGGCCAGCCGTGGAAGCTCGCCTGCCTTCGCTGAACCTCCTCCTCCTCGCAGTGGGGGTAGTCGGTGCGGAAGCGGCTGGTCCCGAGGTTTTGAGGGGGAGATGATGATGGAATACGACATGCACGCGCAACTCGCCGCGGCGATCAAGGACCTGGAGGTCGCAATCGCCAAGTCGGACAGGCTCGAGGAGCGCATCTCTGGTCTTCTGCAGGAACTCGCCAAGGCCCAGATCGCGCTCGCGGCCGCGCAAGGGACGCATGAAGGTCTTCGCGGTCAGCTCGAGACCGAAAGGCAGGCGAGAACAGCAATCACGGAAGCTTTCACGAAATACCAGCAGCCGGCTCCGACGCGCGAGACGCCGGCGTTCGAAGTCATCGTCGGTGATCGTGATCTTAACGGCCGCATGCAGCAACTCACGATCCGGCCGAAGAAGGGAAGCTGATGGCCACCGTCGGCATCCCGCTCACCGGATCTGGAGATTCAACCGCTTCTGTCGCCACCGACTTGATCGGCGGTGAGCATTATCAGCGCATGAAGCTATTCGACGGGGTCGAGGGCTCGACCCTCCCATTCACCCTGAAAGCGACGACTCCAGGTGCCGCAGACCCCGGCCTCATCACGCGGCCGATCGGGAGCACTGCCTTCAACCAGGCGATTGTGGGCGCGGTCGGGATTACCTCCGGCTCGAGCGCGGTCGAACTCACGAGCGCAGGATCAACCAGACTCGTGGGACGAGTCACGCTCGATAGCCCGAGCACCATATTCACGGTGAACGGTGCCGTGGATTTGACCAGCGCTGGTAGTACCAAGGTTGCCGCTCGGTTCACGATCGACAATCCGACCACTGCGGTGACGGTGAGCTCAGGGGTCGTTCTCGGCGCCGGCTCGAGCGCCAATATGCTCGGTCAGGTGTTTGCAAGCGGCACGACGAAGGTCGACGTTTCCTCTGGGGTGATTCTCGGCGCCGGCAGTTCAGCAAACATGCTTGGGCAGGTACAGGCGACGGGAACGACGAAGGTCGATGTCAGTTCCGGCGTGATCCTCGCGGCTGGCTCGAGCGCAAACACGCTCGGCTCTGTGGCGCTCGTCGCCGGCACGACATTGAATACCGTCGGCAGCGTTGCGCTTGTAGCTGGAAGTTCAGCGAACATCCTCGGGCAAGCGGTGCAAGGACCTGGCTCTTCAGCGAATGCTTGGTTCCAGCAATCGATCCCGTACAGCTCCGGAGGTCTCGCGCGAACAACCGCGAACACCTCGGTCGACGTTTCGGTCATCGCCGCGAATGCGAACCGGAAAGCTCTGGTGATCGCTAGTCTCTCCACCGCCCAGGTCGTGGCGCTCGGTCTTTCCACCGGCGCGGTGACAACCGCCCTTGGGAACGCCAATCTCTTCCTTTCCCCGAGCGGGCAGGTCACTTTCGGGATGCCCGGAGGAATGCCGTTCTTCACTGGCCCGGTGAGGGGGATCAACATCAGCTCCACCGCGATCGGCGGCGGGGTGTCGGTGATGGAATTCACCTGAGATGTCGCTCCTTCTCCTCTTCGGGCCGAAATCGAGCGCTGGGCCTGCGCCGCCGCCCGTCGTTGCGACGATCGAGCAGATCATTGGCACCGGAGGGACCGCAGGGTCGAGGCACGCCAGGGCTCGGGCAATTGAACTCGACGATGAGGACATCGCCACAGCCATCCTAGGGGTGATCAGCCGTGAATTTTGACCCCCGCGCCATCGCGCCTACAATGCGTCCCACGAGGCGGGACAGGGAGAGTGCTTGAGCCAAGATGACCGTCTTCTGGGGGTGGTCGGAGGCGCCGCGATCAAGGTGCCGGTTCGCGCTGCCAGCACCGCCAACCTGACCCTGTCTGGGACCCAGACCGTCGACGGCGTGGCTCTGGTCGCCGATGACAGAGTCCTCGTCAAGGACCAGACCACCAACACCGAAAACGGCATCTATGTCGTCGACACCGGAGCGTGGTCGCGCGCCGCCGATTTCGATGGCCCGCTGGACGCTGTCTTTGGCACCCTCGTCAGGGTGAATTCAGGCACCACGCTTTCGGGGACATTCTGGTACGTCTCGAGCGCGACGCCGGTTACTTTCGGCACCGACGTCATCACCTTCGGCGCTTCCAGCTCGGTGCTCGCCACGCTTTCCGTCTTTACTCAGACCCTCACTCCGCTCACGACTGCAGCTGCGTGGCGAACGGCTCTTGGAGTTCCGTCGACCACCGAAGCGATCCTGCAGACGATCGGCACCACGAAGGGCGACATCATCGGTTTCTCGGCCGCCTCGACCTCGGTGAGAAAAGGCGTGGGCACCGACGGCTACGCGCTCGCCGCCAACTCAGGCGACACGGACGGGCTGCGCTACCTGCCACCCGGCGTGGGCTTCGCGCTCATCAACGGCTATCTCGACTGGACCGTCGCCGGCAACGCCTTGACCTGCACGCTGAAGGGCCTGGACGGCAACGCCCCGAGCTCCACGAACCCGGTGTACGCCTGGATCCGAAGCGCGACCGCCACGAGCGGCCTTCCGGCGCTGGCGAAGATCACGAGCGCGACGAGCGCATCGCTCTCGAGCGGCTCGACCGCAGGCACCAGGAATGCCGTGCCCTGCAACATCTGGGCGGTCCTCTTCAACGACGCTGGCACCTACCGCATCGGCCTCATCAACTGCCTCACGACGGTCGCGGGAGCGGGATTTGGCAGCACTGTCACGGCGGTCTATCCGCTCGGACAGTTTCCAGTTGCCACATCCGTGGCGGAAGGTGGCGGTGGGGCGGCAGACTCTGCCCAGACCATCTACGCAGCCACGCTGGTTTCAGCGAAGGGCTACACCGTGCTCGGCTATGCCTACTTCGCCGCCGGGCAAGCGACCGCCGGGACTTGGGCGACTGCGCCGACTCGTCAGCATCTTCACATCGCCGGGAATCCACTCCCTGGTCAAGAGATTCAGAAAGTTCGCAACGACACTGGCGCCGTCGCAACCGGAGGTACGCAGATCCCCGCCGACGACACGATCCCGCAAATCAGCGAGGGCGATCAATACATGACGCAGGCGATCACGCCTTCGTCGGCCGCAAATGTGTTGCGCGTTAGAGCGCGCTCGATGCTCATCCAGAGCGGAGCGGGTGTTGTCTCTGCGGCGCTATTCCAGGACGCCACCCTGAATGCGCTTTTCGCCTACCAGGACGACACGCTCTCCGCGACCGGGTTTGCCAACGCCACGTTCGACGCTTTGATGCTCGCTGCCACCGTCGCCGCGACCACCTTGAGAATGCGCGCCGGCCCTGGTTCTGCGGTGACCGTCGGATTTAACGGTACATCCGGCGGCACGCGCAGATTCGGCGGGGTGTCTCACTCGTTCATGGAAGTACAGGAGATCCAGGCATGAGCAAGATCCGCGTTATTTACGACAGCCAGGAACCAGCATTTCCTGCTACTGACCAGCATCCGGACGCGAAGCGCTCTTTCGTGTGGGGTGACGGTCGCGTTGTCTTGGCAACAGAGGAAAGCCAAGGCGAGAAGACCGTCGTCGATGGTCTCGATTACACCGCACGGCAGTTGCGACTTACCGCCGATGAAACTCTGCGACGCGGCGAGGCTCTGCTGAAAGCCTGCGAGCGTGGGACGCTGGTCATCTCCGAGATGAGAGTGCGCGCAGCCGCGCAGGATCCGGAGGTGACGCCGACGCAGCCGGAAGTCGATGCGTTCCGCGACATCATGGCTCAGGCGGAGAAGGAGCGCGACGCGCTCGAGGTGCAGGCAGCGGAAGCGCTGATGCTCGCCGCCAAACAGGCCCGCGACGCAGCACTCGCCGAAGCTTTGACCATGCCGGATGAGCAACGTCGTTATCTCGGCCGCGTCTCTGACCAGGATTTGCGCCGCAGTTTCATCGCCGGTACGAGGAAAGAACGCAGGAAGATTATGGAGGAGGGCGAAAAACCGTTCTACGTCGTCGACGCGATTGGGGAGCCGACGATGGCGGAGATCGAAGCCTTTCTGAATCCCATTTTCCAACGTCAGGTGATCGCGTGAGCCTTCAACATCCCGCGAGGAAGATGGCCTTCGACGGTGGGGTGCATTCCTTTCTCAGGCAGAAACTGGAGGAGGAGGGGCGCAAGTTCCAGCCAGCCTACGTTCGCACCGCGACCGACGCTATGAACGAAAGCCGCACGAGGAAAACTCGCCGTGAGCTAGAGGCGAAAATCGACGCGCTTCCGGCAGAGCAGAAAGCTTTGTTCGCGCAGTTTCTGCAGCTTATTGGAGGGGCCTGATGAACAACAGCATCACCTACGACCGCACGAAGCAATTCGGCCAGATGACCGCCGAGCTCGTCACGGCAGTGGTAAATGCCCGGGATCTGGCGAACAGAATTCGCGCGAAACTCGACCAGATGGACGCCGGCAATACGCCGGGGAATATCGAGGGTGATGCGCTGTTTGGTGTAGCAGCAGGCCAAGGGGATGACTTCTATGTCGCGCTCGGGTACGTGCGAGACGGCCTGAACAACATCGCTGGCGACAAGCTTTCCGACCTGGACTACGGCGGGTGAACACCGAGACCGCCGCGCAGATCACTGCCGAGGGCGCGGCGGGTACGTCTGTAACATCAAGCGTGTTCTCATGGGTCCTTGAAGACCTTCCGGTCGCCCTCTTCGGAGTTTCCCTCTCGGTGGTGCTCGCCGGCTTTGCTGGCGCGATGGCAATCGTTTCTTTCCTGCCCGCATTCGAGACCCGAAGAAAGATGTGGAGCACTGTGATGATCTGCACGCTTGCGTCTTCGTATCTCACCAAGCTCGTGCTCCATTACGCGAGCCTCGACGGTGGCTTTGCCCTGGCCGTCGGGTTTGGCGTCGGTTTCGTCTTCCAACTCTTTGGCACGGGCCTTGTCCAGTATGCCCCCCGACTCTGGGAGGCCGCTCTTGCCAGAATTCGCGGGAGTGGATCTTGATTCTCGACATCGTCGGTTTTTTTGCTGGTCTCGTCCTCGTCTATCGCGCCGGGGCTCACATTGAGCACATGCGCTGGCGCACGAACCATGTGGTGCGGCTCGCCTATTGGGCGATCTCCATCGGCGGGGCCGCCCTCGTTTTTGCCCCTTTCAGCCAGTACGAAGGTGATTGGTGGCTGCAGGACATCGGCTGGTCCGCGGTGGTCGTCGGCGTTGCCGTGCTTTTCCTTTTCGATCGGCGAGACTATGCGCGCGAACGCGAACATGAGCGCAATGATCAGAAAAAGGGGTTGAAGGCTTGATCGTAACCGATGAATACTTCCAGGCGAAGCCGCACTCTCCTGCGCAGGAGGAGATCGCCGCCGATATGCTCGAGCGCGTGAACAAGCTCTTGATCACTGCGGAGCAGGATGGGCAGTGGACGCGCAGGGTGTGCCCGAACACCGGCACCGAGATCTCCGGATCGAAAAACGGTCAGGGCGATGGCGGGTTCAGGCTTGGCAGTGCGACCACCGGCGCCGCGATGTCCTCCCACAAGGAAGCGAAGGCGGTCGACGTCTATGATCCCCGGGAGGAGCTCGACGCCTGGATCTCGCTGTTCGACTCAGAAGAGGGACGCAAAAACTCGCTCCTCGAAGCCCAAGGTCTTTACCGCGAGCACCCGGACGACACCCATGGATGGTGCCACCTGACGACCCGAGCGCCGGCGAGCGGCTGGCGCACCTACAAGCCCTGAAAGGAGTCCGCATGACCCTCGCCACCGCCATCGTCATCATCACCGTCATCGTCATCATCGGCTTCGTCGCCTACTGGATCATCACCAAGTTCTTCACCGAGCCGATCAAGACACCGGCGCTGGTCGTGGTGGGGTTGATCCTTCTGCTGGTGCTGCTCTCGCAGTTCTTCCCCGGTCTGGGCAGCTTCCAGGTCTGGCGATGAGGCGGCAGGCCGGCTTCCTCGGCCTCGAGGGGGCGGCCATGTACCTCGTGATCTCCATGGCGGTGCTGCTCGCCGCCAGCTGGGCCGGATCCGGGGTGGCGATCTGGTACCTGGACGGCAAGGTTGAAGCGGCCAACGGGCGCGCCACGGCCGCTGCGGCTGCGCAGGCCAAGGAGGAGCAGTCCCGCAAGGGCTTCCAAGCCGCTGGAGAGGCCTGCAGCGCCTCTGTCGAGCTCCTCGAGCGCACCGCGGCAGATGCCCAGACCGAGGCGAACAAGCGCCGTGCCGAGTCCCAGCAGCTCGCCGCAGCGGTCCAGGGGCACATCAACGCCATGCTCAACCGGCCGCGCCAGGCAGGCCTCGACGAGTGCCAGGCCATAAAAAGGGAGCTCGACGATGAGATCGATTACCGCGCTGGCCGCCCTGCTGCTGCTCTCTGGGGCGAGTTGTCAGGCACCTAGCCCGCCCGAGGCCGTGGTGGTGAAGGTGGCGGT